TGTGCCTGTTCTTCGGTATAGCCGCCCCAGATTTCTTCTTGTTCTTCGAGAGAAAGTTCTGCGATTTCTTCCGCTATGGATTTTGACATCGGTCTGCCTTAGTGCTAGAGTTGGGATGACTCTTCCACCGGAGAGACAATAAGGTAGGTGGCACCTGAAGGAAGGTCCTTGAGTGCCGCTGTGTACTGGTCTGCCAGATCAACCGGGGTGTTGATCGGAAGCTCAGTAGTGAGCCGGTAGGTGTAGCCTGTATTCGGTGGGAAATACTCCGATGCAACATCTCTGGAGATATGATCGGCTGTATCGTCGTCGGGAGTCTCGTTGAGTAGCAGGATAGCCCCGCTGAATAGATTAGTCATAACATCTATTATACCGTATGTCAAGTAACAAAAAGTGTTGACATTGTGTCTGTTTACTAGTAAACTGGCCATTCAAAAGGAAAGGAACATGATGAAAGTTTATGAAACACTTCTGAAGGTCAAGCGAGCCGCTGACCCGTTGCGCACTACCCGAGGGATCACGGAAGAGAATCGGGATGAGGCCGTCCAGCAGCTTCAGGCTCTGATGTCCGCCGTCAAACTCTCGCTCGACGCTGGAGCCACCCGCTATGAAATGGTCTGCTCTGTAGCAGGCAAGGTGCCCGAGTACCTGAAGGAGGCTTAGTGGAGAACTTTGTCGCGGCCCTGAAGTTCTGGAGGTGGCCCATCCTCGGGCTGATTGGTATCTCAGGCCTGATTCCTGTGTTCGCCCTGTCAGTGGTGGCACACTCCGCGTGGATGGTTCTGCCGATCTTTGGTGTTCCTGTTATCGGCATCCTGACCGGACTTGGAATCTACAACAACTGTGCAGAAATCTATCTTCTCTCGAAGAAGTCAGGTCCACACTCGGGATTCAACTACAAGCGCAGGCTCCGCCAACTGGAGCGCAGGCGCAAGGACGCAGTACGTAAGCTGTGGTCGATGAAGAATTACGGTCATGGCAAAGCCTACTACATGGACATCATTGACATCGAGAAGGAGATCGCAGAACATAAGGGTATCGACTATGTCAAGCCGGATTACCTTCCGAAGAGTCGGTACTGAGTTGACACTGCCTGCCTAAGTGTGTAAAGTTAGTGGTGTCGGGAGGGACCGGCACCACTAACTTTGAAAGGACTGAATATGCGAATCGAAGACGCGAAGAGGATTTTCCGCGAAGAGATGAACCTGCACGGACTGGTGTCTTGGAATCTGGAAGTCGTCAACCTGAAGACCGTAGCTGGGTGGTGCCAAACCCGGAGGTGGAGCGAGAACCCGCGTATGAGCTTCGGAACCATCGCCCTCTCCATTCCCTTCATGGAAGTCTTCGATGAAAAGGAAGTACGTGAGACTGCCCGTCACGAAGTGGCTCACGCCCTGAACAACCCGAAGAATGCTGACCACGGCGCGGAGTGGCGTAAGATCGCCCGGAGGATTGGCTCCACCGGGAAGCGCTGTGTCTCTGTGGACGCACCCAAGGTCCAGTCCCGGTACACCGGTACTTGCCCTCAGGGTCACCAGTACGCACGTCACCGGGAAACGTGGAACATGCGAATCCAGTCCCACTACTGCCCCACTTGCTGGAAGCAGTACAAGGACAAACAGCGTGCCTACATCACGTGGTTTGACACCCACACTCGGCGTACGCTAAACTCGGTTGCACCGGCCATGCCGAAGACGTTGGACACGTCGATGCCGGTACGTATCGCCGCACAAAAGGTCTCAACTCCTGTGCGAAGGACTGTTCCCGCACCTGCCAAGGAACTGTCGTGGAAAGAAAAATTCGACCGGGGAGTGTCCTCGTTCGGTGATGAATGGTAGGACATAACAAGTAAAGGAGAAAATGAAGACAGCAGAAGAACTCGAAGCCAAGGTCTCAGAGCTTCGACAGATTGGATCACCCAGCGCCCTCTCTAAGGCCCGAGAACTGGAATGGGCACTGGGACATGAGGTAGAGGCTGATGAGGACGCAGACCGCATCACAGACGCCCTGTTGGGCAGTGTGAAGACACAGGAGCCAGACCTGATCGATCAGGTCCCGGAATTCGCTAGGGGCCACAACCTCTACACCTTCTCCAAGCAGAAGGAAGCCATCAAGAGAGACGTGCCCCAAAAGTTCCCCGGACATGATGCCAGTAAAGAAGAGAAGGAAGAATACTGGAAAGCGGTTCAGGAGCAGGAAAAATTGGAGCAGGAACGCCGCATCGGTAAGTCCTTCAAGTGGGAGAAGCTTCTGGGAACGGAACTGCTCAAGTCCACGCAGAAGCTCCTGAAGAAAAAGAAATCCGAAGATGCCTACGACGAGGGTTTCTACACCAAGATTCCGGACGAGGCCGCAGGCATTTCCGATGCCGAACTGATCGCCTCGCTGAACGCGCACGGCAAGCACCGCCCCCTTCTGGACATCGACTTTCCAGCGGCTGTGATCCCTTCCTCTACTGGAGGTCACTGCCACCTGTACATCGACAAAGAACTGGAATGGAAGGACTACAAGAAGCTCTTGAACGTTCTGGCCGATCTCGGCATCATCGAACATGGGTATCGTGGGGCCTCACTGGCTCGCGGGTACTCCGCACTGCGGCTTCCTTGGATCAAGAAAGATGAAGAGGACGAAGTCGTAACACAAAAATTCTAGAAAGGAGATATAATGTGGGCTAAGGTCATACGCTGGGTAAAGACCTTATTTATTGGATACACACCCGAACAACCTGAAGTAATCCCGGAGTACAAGACTCCGGATGTGTGGCCGTATGATTCTCCCAGACCGCCTAATGAGGTCATCCATAAGCTGAACACGGGGCTGGAGACCATAATGGACCACATCGTGTACCGCTCTCAGGACACAGGGAGGGTTGCTGGTCAAATCACATGGGAGGGTCAGACGTGGCTTGTCAAGCCCTTGACCTACTGGCTCGCCGGTGGTACACTGTTAGAAGGCCACAAATTTGAGACCATCCGGTCTGACTGCAAATGGCAGAAATGCTGCCGACCTGACCACCTGAAGCCAAAGTACGCGCCCTCGAAAAAGGTAGCCGAAAAGCCCAAGCCCAAACAGCGCAAGCCTGCGCTCGATGTGAACATGGTGGCTGGACCTCCGGAATACAAGACCAAGCCTAAGGCCGTCCATGTATCCTCCAAGACAGCGGATGACCTGCTGGGTGGGGATCGGACAAAGTGCGTAAGCTCCAAGGTGTACTTCCGGGATGAGGCTGAATCCAAAGAGGTTGCCGCAGAGTGGAACAGACGTTTCCGCGCACCCGGAGGCCGTAAGCTTTACGGGTATACCTGTGACTGGTGCGGCGGTGGCCACCTGACCAAACAGAATCCGGAAACACGACCGAAGTACAAGCACAAAGGTTCTTGGACCTAAACTGAAAGGTAGATGAATGACAACGATTATCGCAAAAGAACACAATGGAGAGGTCATCATTGGATTCGATTCTCTCGTTTCTGGCGGGGAATCCTTCGAGATGGAGCAGGACAAGGTGTTCGTCAACAACGGGGTGATCTATGGTGTTGCCGGGAGGCTGTTGCTCTCCACGGAAATCAAGCACGCCCGTATGCCTTCGCCCCCAACTGAGGTCTCGGACACAGATGGCTGGGTTTCCAGCACCCTGTCTCCGAAGATTCGGCACATCCTCAACACTGTCAATCCGCGTCGTGGGCAGGACGAATTCGGCATGCAGATTCTGGTTGTCGTGAACAACCGGGTCTATGAGATCGGCTGTGACACCGCGTGGTACCGCAAGGTGGACGGAGTCTACGCCATCGGCTCCGGGAGTCCTTATGCCTCTGGTGCCCTCTCGCATGGCGCAACCATCAAGGACGCACTGGCTATTGCGGCGGAACGCGACTCGCACACTGGCGGGCGGCTCACGGTTACCACTGCACGGAAGCTCTTGAGTAAGTGATGGACAGCAGTCTGCGCAAGCGCCTCAGGAAGGCCGCTGAAGACCTCTATATCCACCGGAGGACCCGAAGTGACATCGCCAACGCAGAGGCCCGTCTAGCGGCCATACAGAGCGCGTGGCTGGATGCGGGTCCTGTGCCCGACTACCACGAACACATGAAAAACAAACTGCGCCGTGACTGGCCGACACTTGCAGGTGCATTGGACGAAGCTACCAAGTAGTTTGACGAAGGCACGCAAGTAGTGTAGTATCGAAGGACAGAAAGCAAGCTGGGGAGCAAAAAGAAAGGTCTGATAATTTAATGGATACGATTGGAATTGATGATTTCATTCTGGAATGCTGGTCTATTGACGATTCGGGGTGGAAGTTCACACTCTTCTCCGATCTGTGGTGGGAAATCAAGGCGGTCTCGGACGAACTAGGGGAGTTCAGGGCACACTCGCTTTACCATGACGATGTCGAGGTAACACTTGCAAGGCTTCTGGAACAAATCAGAAAGGTGGCAGATGCAGTCCTTTAAAGAAGGTGACCTTGTCACAGTCACCAACTACGCGGGTGAGGAAGACGGTAGGTACACAGGACTTACTGGACCCATCACCCATATCATGAAGCTCGACACAGGAGAGCTAAACTATTTCGTTGACGTAGGGGTTGCCGGATTCTTTTTCCGGGACTTGATCTGCTATGACGGCGAATTCGAACACGCAAAGGAAGAAACAAAATGAGCAATATCACCGACAAGATTCTCAAACAGCTTGAAGAGTACAAGCTGAAGTCCATCATCAACACCAAGACCAAGAAGGAACGCTTCGCCAAGGCCCGCAAGGCAGGCTACAGCGTCGAGTTCGCGGTCATCTTCGCTACCCAGAAGTAGCAACAACAGGAGGACCCAGTGCTTGACAAGTGCTGGGTCCTTCTGTATGCTGTAGGTATGAACAACGACGAATTTCACCTAATCAGCGAGGTCTCACTGGCAGGCCTGCCATACAACTCCGAGATCATCTTCCGGGATGGGAAATCGTACCGCAAGGAGTTCTCTCCCGAAGACCTCGAATGGCGGGAACTCGGTGACGGCTGGAACAGCCGCACCTATAAGGCAAGCGCTCGGCTCGCTTCTGAATACTCCGAGGCCCAAATCTGGCCCCATGACCACAAAAACCCGCAACACAAGTTTGTCACAGGTGACCGGCTTGACCATATCGAAGCTGAATCGAAGAGGCTGTCGGAGCAAGCAGTACAGATGCTTGAGGTGGCAACAACACAGGATGAACTCCTGAAAGCAAAAGTCTACGTCGAACGCGCACGAGGAATGCTCGCGACACTCCGGATGATCCGGGGATACCACGAAGGGAATTAACAATGAACTCGAACTCACACTATGAGACAGAAGGCAACTGGGGAGGCAAAATTTCTCTGGACTTCAACAACACGTTTTCCGGCGCGGAAGCACATGATGTGATGATCACTGCTGAATCGTCAGCCGCTCGTGACGTGGCTTATCTGTCCGTCAAGGGGGAGAAAGCAATCCGGGAATTCCTCTACAGCTTCGCCGTCATCGGTGGTATCATCAAGGAAGGTGAGACCCTGTCCATTGCCGAGCCTTCGGGCAAGGATGTCCCTGATGACGGTGCCTACAAGCTTGACGGTGCTGCCGAGTCACGCAACATCGCTATCGTTCAGGGTGGCCGGGTTATGGTGCCGCAGCCTGACAAGAACGAGATTGTAGATTTCACAGATGTCTACCTGTCCAAGTACTCTGGCTGGACGCTGACACCGCTGGTGAGGGCTGAACGTAATGCCTAACTGGCCTACACCGCTCGACCTACAGGAGCGCTACGATCACGCAGACAAGATGCTCAGCGCCGCATCACAGGTCCATGATTCCGTGGCTGTCCAGTTTTACGCCGGTCAGCTTTCTGTGCTAGGCTTGTTCCTAGAGGATGATGTGTTCATTCCACGGAAGGAGATTGCTATTTATTCTCCGAATTCAAAGGTCAATCCGGCCTACAAGGTGGTAGACTTGGATGACGAGACAGAGGCTATCGATCATGCAGACAAGATGACTGAATCGTACCGCCGACAGGCAAAGGACGGCGGCATCCATGCTGATAAGGAAGCCGCAGTTGTATTCCGTTATGTTACGGAATGGGAATTTCTAAAGGAAAGGAACAAGTAAATGGAGATTGTACTCGCAATTTTCTTCGGCACCCTACTGAGTGTCGGGGGTCTCGGGGGTCTCATCTACGTCAAGGCAAAGGATGACTGGAACGCACTGTTTAAACGTGCCGCACAGATCGGACGTGCCAACCTTGGCACCAAGTCTGCCCGGTTGGGACTGGAGTTCCAGAAGAAGCCGATCAGCAATGAACTGGCCGTACGGGACTGGGAAGCGGAGTACCAAGGCAAGAAGGAACTGGCGATTGCCAACAGGGAATTCCATGTCATCGTCCGCTCGTGGAACGAGATCAACGACAACTACTACGATGGCATCGAAGAGCGCTGGTTCTGGGAGTGCGCCTGTGGTGAGAAGCAACACCGCAAGAACAAGGAAGCAGGGCGCAACTCCGCACGCCGCCACCTCGAACTGATGGGTGGCCGCAACGAAGAGGGCGTGCGCGACGAAGGCTGGCTCCGGGGAAAGGGATTCTAATGTCAGATGAGAAGGAAGTAATTGACGCTGGTGAACTCACGGTAGGTGACCTGACTGTGTCGAGTCTTGACACCGGACACATTGCCCTTGGAATTATCAACATGGAGACTGGCAAGCGGGGTGTGCGGCATCTGTACAGTGACGCATACCGCGAGCGCTGGCCACAGGACCAGTACCCGGAGTTGTACAAAGAGGACGTACCTGTTGACTAAACAACGATGGAGAGGACGAAGATGAATAGGAACATCGAGGGCGAAGCGAAAGAGGCTATCTCGGATGTTGAATTCCGTAACTACGGAGAACGGTCCTACATGGACGAAGAGATGGCCCAAGAACTGGTCCAGCGTAAGCTTCTGGTGGGCGAAATCGACGGCAAGGACACTCTGGCGCTGGAGCGGATCAAGGAGCGCCACAAGGCCCGTCTGGAGGCGGAGCAGGGTGGTGTACTCGGAGGGGTGCGGGAAGACTTCGAGGTCGTACGGTTGTTGGGCATTATTGACAAATTGATGCGGAACGACTAAACTGTAGGTATGACTGAAGTAATCCACAGATACATCGGGACAGTATCGAGAACCAAGGCCGCAGATTTGACAGACGCCTCCATCGTATGGTTTGATGGTGAGTACAGAAGCCTCGCGGCTATCGCGCATGAAGGCAACAAGGTACGTCTCCGTTTCAACTGGCTCTCCCAAGAATGGGATCGAAGCTTGACAACGAAGGAAACGGTGCGTACACTGGACACATACAGGATTACAGGAATAAAAGAAGGGGAATAAATGATTGTTTATGGTATCGGAGATAAGATCAAGGTCAAGGAAGACAGCAGTTGTCTCGGGGTGAAGCTGAAGAAAGGCATGGAGGGAATCGTCGTATCTCCGCAAACGGGACGCGTTGAAGCCGCGTTCGAAGGTTTGGGTCTGGTATCGGTGGACCATGGCCTCATCAAGAAGAAGGTCCGCAAGACGGAACGTCTTGTCAAGGCCAAGAATGTCAAGGTCAGCGATGAGGTACGCATCCCCGGAATCAGTGAGTACAGCAAGGTCGCTAACATCTTCCGCGACGACTACGATTCCTCAGAACCTCCCATCACTATCGAGACGGTAGAATACGACGCCAACGAGTACGGCTACCACGATCTGGTTGAGGTGCGTCGATGAGCTACGTTCTACTCGGAATCGCCATCGTGGCGGCGTTCTTCGCGTTGATGTATCTGCTTCTGGGTCTACGGGCGGTGCTTTTCGGCGGCGGTTTCGAAACTCTGGGCACAGTCTTCGTCTACGCTTTGGTGATTGCAGTCGGCGCAATTGTTGCCCTCTGGCTTGGACCTCTGGCCCTCGCAGGGATTGGACTACTGTGAGACGTACGGCAAAGCACCGCTACTCGCAGGCGGAAGAAGACCTCATCTGGAAGCTCTACACTGCGGAAGAAAAAGCAGAACACAACAAATTTGTCATGGGCTACGGACAGTTCACGGCAAACACTAACTTCATCGATTCTCTGCGGAGCAAGGTGATGACACGAAAGGAACAAGATGACACAGTTTAATGAGTTCAAGGTAGGGGACCTCGTGTTCTCCAATGAGGACCACCCGCTTCTGGATGTGGACGGCGAAAGCCCCGGTATTGTTACCGAGGTTATGGAGGACTCCTTCGGGGTGCAGGTCGAGGTCGGGGTGGAGTTCTACCCTGACAACAATGAGGTCCGGTTTACCCCGCAGGAGTTGACCATCGTCGGACGTGACGGGGAGCTTACCACGTTCGATGACCTCAAGGAAGGTGACCGGATCATGATGGTCAGCCCTGACGACGAACTGGTCAAGGTACTGGTGGAGGACATTCTCTACAGGGATGGCATTGCCGACATCTATGGTGCGTACGCGGACGATGTTGACACGTCTGTCAGCTTCGAAGTTCCTTCCGACTCTGATGTCTTCAAGGTATCTGCTTGAACATGAACATCACCCATACTGCCGTTGCTTCGGGTAATTCCCGACTTACTGCTGGGGACCTTGTGAGCTTTGCCAAAGGTATCCCCGCAGAATCCACCGTGCGAGTTGAGACGCACAGCCCTGTTGACCAGCGCGACAACCACCGCTGGTCTATTGAAGCCGAATGGGACGAAGTTGCCCAGAAGAATTGGACGAGGCCACAAACACGATGACACACGGAAACGACAGCATCAAAGATGAACTGACCAAGGCCCTAAGGGGTATGCACGACAGTGGGTATGCCAAGGGCAGGGTGGACGCCGTCAGGGCGCTGTCCACCTCCTTCCATATCGTCTACGATCTTGGTATCCTTACGGAAGGTGAGAAGGGTGGGTACAAGATTGCCCTTGACACCCTAGACTCGACACTGAAGATTCTCGAACAGGACACTGAGGAAAGCGGCTTCTAGTGGAAAATGAAGATGAACTGTTCGCCAGATGGGAGCAGGAGATGGAAATCATGCCCTGCGAATCCGGCACGCATGATTCTTCACCCGCACATGCGGGGCCGGGTGAATGGTATGTATCATTCGCCTGCCCCCGCTGTAAAAAAGTCAGCACCACCCTGCTCGTGTGTGACCGATATAACAGTTTCCTGCCGTCCATGATGATCATAGCCGGTGCGTCTGTGGTAGAATGTGGTAAATGTAACCAGCAATTTCTTTACCGGGAGACCATAGTCGTCTCCGAAAGAAGGCAAGTGTGAGTGATCTGATCGCCCTAGCACTCGGAGTGCTGTTCCTTATCGTGTGGGTCTGTGCAATGATCTATTGGAATTCGCTGACTAAAGCTTATGACCTAGGGAAAGAGGACCACTCGCGCCGGAAGAACCGGCTGGTAGAGTACAGGGGTCTCGCCCGTATCGCCTACAGCAGGGGCCGAAGACACTCGGCCTATACAGGCAACGCAAAACTGAAGAACAGACTTAAAGGCCGCAGGTTGACAATTTAAGTGTAAGGGGTTAGACTATTCGTAGTTTAGCCCCTTATCTGTGAAAGGACAAAATAAATGAGTAAACTCAAAACAGCAAAAGCCATCCGGAAATCATTCACCGTCGCGGGTGCGATCCTCAAATGGGTCGGCATCGTTGCCCTCGTTGTGGGTATTGGTATAGGTCTATGGGCTTGGGCCAATGCTCACTTCCTCAGCTTCGCCATTGTCATGGGGATTGTCGTCCTGTTCTTCACGGTCGGAATTATCGGTGAGGCGTGGGACTGGAGCAAGAAAACAATCGAAGAGGCTGAGGCGGAAGAGCGCCGTGCGCAAGAACATAACCGTGCCGAGAAGGAACGGGAAGAGTATCCGGACAGGTACGTGCCTTCCTTTGAGGATGAAGATGTACTCTACAGTAGAATTATTCGCCGGTAATTTGACACCGTCCCAACTAGCTGATAGGTTATACATATGAAACTTGAACACATGCTGGAGGTCGAACACGCCATCCACGAAATCGAAGAACGAGCCGAGCGCAACCGCCTCGGAATGCTGGTGACACAGGAGGTCGCCAACTACCGCGCACACGGCGCTAGGAAGGACGTAGAGACCCTTCTGGCGGTCGTCAACGCGGTGCTGGACGAACTGGTGGTCGGAAGCCACAACAAGCACCCGGAGGACCTTCTGGAGGTCATCTACAAGGCACTGACGGATGAAGAGGAAGGGGAAGAAGATGTCGCGGTTTAAGAACGAAGAACGCGTTCAGATTATTGCTGTCGGATCGGCCTACTCCCTTGGGTATGGCACGGTGGTTGAAACGCGTCCATCCTCTGTGCGGGTCCGAGTTGATGGCGGTCCACAGGATGCCATGACATTCTGGGACACGGAACTTATCCCCGCGCCAAATGTTCCGGCACCGGCAAAGGAATTCCTCCGGACCCAGAAATACATCCGTGAACTGGTTGAGGACACCAAGCTACTGAGAGATGCTGCTGGCCTGCTCCCGCAGGGTACAAGCGCACAGAAGGACCTGCAAGCCTACGCAAGCCATCAGGCCAAGATCGTAGCCAGCCTGAAGGCCGTACTGCGGCAGGACGGCGTAACGTTCGCGGAGGATGCAGATGGCGGGAAGTGAGGATTGGGCACCCGGAGAAACTGGTGATCTGGAGCTTGATCTGATAGAGTTGATCATGTTCGGTGTCTCTGATGGGTACGTCAGGGATGAGGACATTGAAGCATGTAGAGAAGAACCCGGTACCTATGGGTACGCGGCAGACTTGGTAATGGATTACCTCCGAGAGAAGGGAGTTGTTTTAGATGGGTAGCAAGGTTTGGCCTGAAGCACGGAATGGTTACGGTGAGGACATCGTGGCGGTTCGTAAGGCAGAACGTACGGTCAAGGTGTTTCGTGCAATCCTGATGGTACTGGTTGCGGCGGCAGTCGTGGCGGGGGCGGCATTCATCCCGCCCATCGTCCTGATGTGGATCGGCGGTGTGATCCTCGGTGTAGGCGGAACCTATGCCGTGGGAGGCGGAATCGGTCTGGGCCTGTACGCACGCAAGGAAGCTGTCAAGACGCTGAAGCGTGCAAGGGAACGCGGCGTGTCCGCGACTTGAAATTCTAGAGGAAGAGAGCAAGCAAATGGAATCATACATCACTGACGAGATCAACAAGGGCCACACCGTCTACATGAAGAGCCAGTGGACTGATCCTGAGCCTGACACCTTCCGGATGTCTGTGGAGTCCGCTAAGCCCGGTGCCCCGAAGTTCGTGGTCATGAGCGGTTGTGCCACGTGGCTGAGCCTGAAGCAGGCCCGAGAAGTCTACGAGACTCTGGGCCGGTACATCGCGTTCATGGAGCGCCGCGACAAGCGACGTAGCCGGATTGAGAACACTGGTGGATAGCTGGTACGACGAGATGCGCAAGTGGTCCAGAGACTTCTACCGGACGCAGGAGCGAGTGGACATAACCCAGTTGCTGTTTGGCAGTCAAAAGGGCTGGACGTGGCCTGACATGTGGCTTCCCTACTTCGGCGGTGACCCTGCCAAGGACGTGATAGGTAACCCCAACTGGATGAGTGGCGTGGTTAAGGAACCCTACACCCTGACCTTTATCTCGACCGGACATTGGATCAGCTACCATAACTTCGGAACCCGGTGGATGGCATCCTTCGATCCGGGCGGAAACGTTCCGACTAAAGTTCTTCGAGGTCTGCACAATGCGGAACGACACGTGGAGCCAAAAGTTGACATCAGGACTGTGGTACAGTACGCTGAAGACACACACAAAGACGATGTAGCAACACTGAAAAAGAAATGGAAATTCTTATGACACCACAGGAACGTATCGCCATGGCCCTCTTCGAGGACTGGAAGAAGTCGGACAGGGAGATCGCCCTGACATGGGAGACCGCAGGAGCGACCCTCCAGCGTGTCTTCATGCGTCAGGCTGAAGTGGCTCTGGAGGCCCTGTCCCTGCCGCTTGAACACCTGACGATGTTTGTTCTTACGGCGGAGGCACTGGGAATCGCAACGGAAGACAAACCCCTTGCGGACCACATTGAGGAATACATGGTCAGGCAGGGGCTTACTTCCTGACTTGCATCTGGTAGTAAGGACTGCTAGACTGACTGCAACGAACATGAACAAGGAAAGGCACACAATGACTTTTGCAAACGGAACCAAAGTACGCTACAAGGCAACTATCGCCCCGCTCGATGACCTCAACGGGATTGAGGGGATTGTCACTGAATCGAAGCACTTCAACACGACCTTCATCAAGGTCACCAAGGGTTCGGACAGTGGGCACCATGACTACCTCATCGGCAAGGTAGAGGGCTTCAGTACGTCTTCCCTTGTCGAGGTGCCTGCAAAGAAGGAGATCGAGGTGGGGGACCGTGTGAGGGTCAACGACCCATACTCGCGCCATCATGATCTCGTCGGTGTCGTCACGGATGTAGGCGACTCCTTCGGCAGGGACACCGCAAAGGTGGATGTCGATGAGTCCTGTGAGACTTTCCTGAACTTCAAGAAGTGGAACCCGTCGCTCGATGGGAAGAACTTCTACCTGACGATCTCCACACTGGAACTTGTCGAGGATGAGGAAGAAAAGCCGCTTGTCGGCGGGGCGATCAGCTACGAGCAGGTGGAGCGCGGCCAGCGAATCCGGGTCTCCTACGAGAGCAAGGGACTTATCCACAGCCGCGAGGGCATCGTGGGTGTGGTCACCAAGAACACCTACATCGGCAAGGACAACTACAACTGGACCATCAACCTTCTGGACGATGAAGCAGAGCGCTACGGCGGCAAGGGCCAGCGTCTGAACTGGGGCAGTGACAAGGTGAAGGAGACCATCGTGCTTCTCGAAGCGGCTCCTGAGGTTGACGCGGTGCTGGAGCGTCTGCTAGAGTCAAAGGGTGGCACAGTGGTTCGGGCGTTCAGCAACGAGTTCTTTGTACGTGATGCCTTCTCCGACACATGGCGGAACTGGTCCAGCGAGAAGTCCTACTCGTCCGAGACCCTGCGTCGTGAAGCTGGCGACAAGATCGTGTTCTTCGTGGAAGACAAGGAAGGGAACTAAATGGGAATCAAAGAGGGATCAATCGTTGTCCGGATTACGGACAGCGAAGGGGAACTGACCAAGTTCCGGGTGGAGAAGGTGGACGGCGGCTATGCCACCATGCGGAGCCTGAAGGACTACATGCTCGCGACAGATCACATCGACAATCTTGCACTCCGCTACCAGACTGACTACTTCGATGTAGGGGATACAGTCCGGATTCGGGAGGACTACGTAAACAAGTACAACGAAGCAGATGGTGGAAATGACCTGACAGTGGTTGCGAACAGCAACACCTCAGGCCGTACCTCCACCACGGCAGTTGCGAACAACAACGGGGATGACTTCACGGTACTCAGCGAACGTCTCTACTTGGTCAAGCCCGCCAAGAGTTTCAAGGCAGGGGACAGGGTTGTGGTGGACCCTGACCTTGCAAGGAAGTACGACAACGACAGTATCTTCCACCACGTTAGCAACGTCGGCGTCCTTGTGATGACTGAGGACAGCGGCAGTCGGGCGGTCCAGACCACCAGCCACGTTGAATACGAGAAGGACGGCTTCACCAACAACATCCCTACGCGCTGGCTGAAGCTCTACGAAGAGCCTGCCAAGCGGGTTGTTGGTGAACCTATCCGTCCGAACGATGTGGTGGTGGGGGATACCCTCCGCGCAACATATTCCCATATGGGTATGAGTGTGACCTCTGAGGGTGCCGTGAGCCATATTGAGAAGATGTCTGACGGCACGCAAGTTCTCTATGTTGACGGAGGCGCACGGTTCCCTCTACCGGGTTTGGGTACCACCTACATCCTCGTGGAGGAAGCTCCTGAGCCTGTGGACGAGAACCTTCAGCGTCTTCTGGATGCTGAGATCGGGGACATCGCCCACGGCACCTACGCCCACGAATACTGGAAAAAGGTCGGTGATGACGAGTGGATGCTGCTTGAGCTTGACGCAGGCCTCATTCGTACGACAGATCATGTGTTCGGCTCGTTCTACAAGCTGAAGTACGGTACTCTGGTATTCTACCGGAAGGTTGAGGATGCTGACTAAGGAAGAGTTTCTGGACCTGCTACCGGGGGAGGAATTCCTCTCTGAGGGCCTGCGGGCCTTCAAGATGGCCGATGATGCGTTCGCGTTCCTAGAGGGCGGCAGAGGCATCGTCTGGGGCCAGCCAGCAGATATTTAAAGGAAGGACTCGGGGTTGACGCTCCGGGTCCTTTCTGTTATGCTGGGACTATGGTAAAGAACGAGACAAACAACAAGAGACGCGTACAACAGCTACGTGAAGGTGGGGCAGAAGACCTGAAGGATTTCTACACCCACTACAGGGACACGTGCTACGGCAGTGGGTCTGTCTCCCTCACGTGGGCTAGAGAGGCCTCAGAACTGATCCTGACGCTTCTGGAAGAGCGGGAGGCACTCAAGGAGCGGGCGCAGTATTCTGAGTCACCTAGGGTTGTCCTGCGGCTGATGAAGGACGGCCACATCTGGGACTACACCAAGCACGTCGAAGACGTAACCGCATGGTCCCGGAAGATTCTGGCGTATGAGCCGGATGCAAGAATTGAAGTAGAGTACGCCTCGGAAGAGGAAATGTACGCGTGGAAGGAAGGATTCTAAAATGACCACATTATTCGCTTTTTACATCACCGGAGTGGTCCTGCCTGTGATATTCTCCTTGGTCGTATACATGGGCGAGGGGCGTGATAGGACCCGCACAGGGGCGCGTATTATCCTGCTCGCCCCCGTCTGGCCGCTACTGATCCCCGTCGTCCTAACGCGGGGCGTTCGGTGGCTCTGGAAGACGGCGGACTGGCGCGGCGTGGAAGAGGAAGAGGCAATCCTTCAGGCACAGCGAAGGGGGATAAGGGGTGGCTGGTAAGACTCTGAAGCAGGTAGTACAGGAAGCCATCTATCAGGCACGATGGGTGGACGCATTTGGTAAGGACGGCAAGCTGGCGACAGATGAACAGATTGCCAAGGCAGTCATTGAAGCTATTGGAAAGGAAACAAGTGGGGTTTGGTCTGAAACCGAACAGGAACCGGATTCGGTTTGAAGACATTCAGGAGGGAGACCGCCTGAGGGTCCGCTACACAGAGGGAGACCGCTGGGAGGATCAGGACATGTGGAAGCCACCGGGAGCGCGTGTAGGGGCCAGCATTGGCGTCCTGCGCACCATTGTGTCGGAAGCCAAGGTACGCCCGTTGGAGAGCGTCTGGCTGTCTGAAGATGGCCGCACGGTGGTTCACAAGGACTGGGCAGAGTTGGAGATCATCCGGCTTGACAAGATGCGAGAGGAAGGTTAGGCTGTAGACATGAAAACTGACCAACAGGCGGCGGCAATCGGCAACGTCCGAACCATGCTGGGAATTGACAAGAGGGCCGGAAAGCGCTGGACGAGTGTCCCGGTACCCGATATGGAGACACTTCTGGGGTACGTGGCCGAGCTTGAGAATAATCAAGTGGAGTCCGAGGAAGACGACTACGAGTACAACATCGAAGGCACGGACCTTGTGACCGGCGAGACCAGACTCTGGCGCAAGACGTGGGAACCGAAGCCTGACTGGCTGAGGAAGAAGGTCGATGAGCGCAATGCATACGACGACAAGCTACGCAACGCTGGCGGATCACCGGAGTACACACGCAGGTTAGTCAAGAGAAGAAAGGCAGGAAAGGTTCAGGGTGTCTAAAATGAAGTGGCTATTGCGCCCTGTATTCCATGCTGACGGGGCTATCACGTTCACCAAGTACAAGCAGGTCCCAGAAGAATCGGTACAGGTAGTCGCGGTCCATAAAACCGTACAAGAGATGAGGGAGTTCTGGGGTGGAAATGTCTAAGTTCAAGGTAGGTCAAGAGGTGATCTTCAGCCATGGGGATTTGGAGGATGTGAAGGGTGTGATACTTAATCCTCACTTCCAGATCAGTCAGTCGGACTGGCCCGAGGTCGTCGTCCAGTACGGTGACGACCGGCGTTTCTTTGTGGACATCGACAAGGTGCGTCCTGCGGAGGACCCGTACGAGTACAACATCGAACGGACCTCCGGGATCACAGGTCGGACCAGCATGTGCTTTGGCATGGATGGCTGGGATGATGACCGCGAGGCTGTCGAGGGGGATTTTAAGGACTACCTCGAAGGGGATGGGGCAACCATGCTGGGAGCTAAATTCAGGATGGTCAAGCGAAGGAAGGCGGGGCCGGTAGAAGATGTCTAAGTTTATCAAGGGTGACATTGTGGATGCACAGTGGCTGGGTGGGACGACCACACGCGGCATGGTCCACGAGTCGTGGGGCAGTCACATCAGCAGGAGAACGGGCCTTCCGATGACGGAAATCTTCTTGTTCGATCAGGGGTTCGTTGGGAGCTTCGATGAGGATGAGGTAGAGTTGGCTCTGGATGAGTACGAGTTCATGGCTGTCTACGTTGACCAAGAGGACTTCGATCAGGCCGCTATTGGGGTTGACGAATGGGGCACGCTGGAGTACGCTGAGAGTATGATCCAGAGGGCCAAGGAGCAGGAAGAAGACCCTGAGTGGAAGGAAGCTAAACAGCTTCAAATCAACCGACGCAGAAAGGCAGGGCACACAGTTGGACACGAAGCATTCCGTTGGGATATTCAGGGACGGTGACCGAGTAGTTACCACCGTGAAGCTCTATGTGGTAGGCTACTCCGGAGAGTGGCTGGAGCCGGGAGCGCAGGGCCTGATCATCGGGGCCACCAAGACACAAGACTACCTCATTGTCAAGCTGGATGAGGTTGACCTTCCTACCTACATCAGGGCGGCGAATCTGAAACTCGGCGCTCCGGGAGGTCTGGAGGATTTGAGTTTCTCGGACAACCACGTTACTGTGGAGTACTGGCCGGGAGACAGGCTCAACAAACCCGAAGTTGCTATTTCGATCAAGACGTGGTACACACATCTTGATCGGGATTACGGCACAGAGACTGAGGTCACTGGCGACTACGAGCTTGGTCTTGATGAGATGGTCGAGCTTCGGGATTTCCTCGACAAGGCCATCGACAAGGCGAAGGACTGGAAGTACAAGGGAACCAGTTAGGTTGACAAGGGCTACTCTTCTGGGGTAGCCTTTTCACATCAGGAAGTAATCAGACTATCGAAGGAGGAAACGTGGAACTGTTCAAACTTGAAGCAATCCAGCCGACCGACGCTGTACGGGAACGCAACGCACGGAGGGCGGGTACAGGCGACGACTACCGGTGCATGGTGTGCAGTCTGCCGGTGAACACGGATTCCCCCAAAACGGTCTGGGTTCACATGTCCTACCATGGAAACCTTTACCCTTCGTCTGTGTCGTGCGAAGAGGCTGAGGACCTTCCGGAAGGTTCGATGTACATGCAACCGGTAGGTCCGGAATGCGCCAAGAAGATTCCCGTCGAGTACAAGGGGTAGGACAATGGAATTCATCAAAGGACACAGGAGCGCCACGCAGACGTACACCGTAGTGGACGGGCCGGTGATGGAGACAGCACCGGGACACCTGACACAGGGGAAGTTCAAGGTGGACTATCTGGCCGTGTCGTGGATTGACAACGAGGTGCAGATGGTGTACGTCAAGGGTCCGGGACTGAAGGCAGACGGCAGTCTGGGTAAGTACGTCCGCTCGCGGAAGCTCTTCGGATCGGACATTCCGGACTGGATGAACGAGGTACTGGACATTACCCTGTAACTTTGGTAGGCTGTAGCTAACAGGTTAACGACAAGGGAAGGAAGCCGTGAAGAAGAAAAGCGTCGAGAGACGGCAACTGAAACGTGGATGGGACAACAACCCGTACACGATTGACGCACGCTGGGATAAGGTTATCAACCGAATCCTGAAGTATCACAACTCCACAAGACCTGCACTTCGGCGGGCATCGCCTAAGATGATGTTCGGGTTCTTGGGCGCACCACAACTTATCCACAAGGGAGGAAAACCGTGAAGTATCTAGCAGGGTTCGTGTTGGGAGTGGCAATGGTTCTGGGAGTGGTGTCGTGTACACCCTCAGCACAGGCTGTCGATCCCAACCATGGGAACAACAACCCCGGAATGTACCGGGACACGTGGCACAAGATGCCAGACGGGCGTACAGTGTACTGCCTGTACATCGAGGGACATCTGGGTGGCTACTCTCAGGGCAACACTCCTTCGTTCGAATGCGACTTCGATGGGGCTATGGTGCACAAGTGAGCGTAGAGGAAATAGCTAGGGTCCTCGCGGAGCATCAGAAGGAAGGATTCGCGTTCCGGAACGCGGCGAGCGGTGACCTGTTTGACTGCACCTGCGGAAGGCGGTACACTAGTCTTCCGGACCATCAGGCCGAAGCACTCGTTAGAGAAGGGATATGAAAGAAGCATGAGCAACACACGAAAGAATTCCACGACAGTCTCTCTGACTGCGGACGAACTGGTGAAACTGGACGCACTCTACCGGGTGGCGTGGGGTAGCTCCTACAACCCGGACAAGACCCAGAAGAAGCTTGCAAAGGCGCTGGCACGGATCGAGAACCAGCGGGAGGACTCCGGTGAGTAAGAGAGCCAGAGACCACCGCGCACGCATTCGACGGGACGAGCGGTATCTTGAAGGACGGGCCAAGCCTGACGACATGGACATCCACCTGTACGGTTGGAACCGTGCAAGGGTACGCAACCTTCGTAAGTGGGAGAGGCAGGAGGGACAGCTATTGTTTCAGAACAATATGGTGTACCTGAACTGGCTCCACTACGGGATGTGGCGACCACTAGTGAAGGGGGACAAATGAGCGTAGGGAAGACACACAGGCTATATCTGATCGGGACTAGTCAGGAGAGTGCAGTGAAGAACGAGCCGTACCTAGACGCAGGGTCGGCACAGGAAGATGTGGTGGAGGATGAAAACATCTACTCCATCGACGTGACCCTGTTCGCCTCGCGGCTGAAGCCTGTGGAGAAGTGGGCTTCTGATGTATAGCTACACCATCTATGATGAGGACGGTGCCCTTCTGGAGCATACAGAGCAGGAGGGTCCTCCCGACATTGAGGCACTGTGTCACAAACACGAACTGGGGTTCTGGCGACGGACACACAGAACAGAGAAGTTCAACATGACCACCTTCTACTGCTTCCACGGTAGGATTCACGTTAAGTACATGGAAGAGAAGGAGAATAATGAAGAAGAAAATTAACTGGTGGATGGTGGCCTGTGCCGCGTGCTTTGTGTTGTCTGCCGTGTGCTTCCTGCTATACGGGAACTGGTGGATGCTGGGGCTTTCCTTGGCATTCCAGATTGGAATCTTCGCCTTCGACTGGGCGGATCGCGGGACACTAAAAGACTTCTTCAGGAAGTAGAAGGGGAGTAAACATAATGGACGAATTGAAAGCTTTTATCCAGAATGAAATTACGATGGCTGAAAACTCGGAGGCCTTCTACGAATTCTCTCAAGGATACGCAGAGGGTTGTAAAGCAGTCCTGAAGCACATCGAGGACATGGAAAAGACCGTACCTGCCGCTGTGACGCTCCCGGAAACGTCGAGGGTGGAACTGGATGTACTCTACCCTGAGAAGGACGGAGAGAGCGCGTCAGACCACACCACGCGCCTGCTGAGCCATGCGAAGGAACACCGAACCAACCGGCAGTGTTCCATCGGCTGGCACGAGGAATGCTCGGAGAAAGACGAGGGAGAGTTCGCGCTGTGCAACTGTCTTTGCCATGCTGAGGGTGCTGAGGTATACTCGGTGGAAGGCCACGCCGAGGATGGCGTGGTGACTGTGATCCGCGCAGAGCGTGGGGCACACTACTGGCCCCCGCAGGAAGGCGAACCGGCAACGATGTGGGCTTGGTGGGTTCGGGCACGTTCGGAGACAGAGGCCGCAGTACAGGGAGCTACGAAGGAAAGGAACAGACTGACACATGGATGGACTACAGAAGACAGTCGAGAAGGCGATCATCGCCACGCTAACTAACCTAGAGGATGGGGCAGGCAGTGACTTGGAGTTCTGCCGCCCTGTCCTTGGCGGTGAGTGGTTGCATCTGGAGGGGAACCTCGATGTGGCACACCTTGCCTCTGATGTGATCAGGGCTATTACTGGTGAGTAACTGGACGTACACCCCGGAACACTGGGACATCGGGACGGTGGAGGAACGTATCCACCGTCTTCGTCGTCTGGTGCTGGCGCACTCTGTGCTGTACTACAGCATGGGGGAGACGGCGGTGCCTGACGCGCAGTTCGATACGTGGGCGTATGAGCTTGTGGAGTTACAAAAAACGCATCCTGAAGAATCGGAGCGTGTGTTGTATCATCGTGAGGCGTTCGCTGACTTCACCGGGGAGACAGGGTTTGACCTGCCCCTGACAGATGCAGGAGCGGTACGGGCGGCAGAGAGGATGAGACCATGATCGATTACGACTCGGGCCTCGCAAGGACGGTGGCGGGAATCATTCGGGACCATGAGGTCACACATGTGGTTGACTACACGTGGGGCAAGGAGATTGTCCCTCACTGTGTATTCTGTGGGTACCTCGGGGACAAGGAAGACCCCGCTTTACATACCGCCAACGTCGTGCTAGAGTATCTGGAAACACGAGGAACAACGACAACGGAGGATTAAATAATGTCTAAGGGTAACGTCTTCATCCAGTACAAGGGAACTGATCTGTGTGCGGACATCTGGTGTGAGTGCGGGAAACACCTGCACGTGGATTCTGGGTTCGCCTACGCCGTACAGTGCGGCCACTGTCAGACCATCTACGAGTTGCCACAGATGGTGACGGCTGTTAAGGTGGAGAGTACCCAGTACACTGTACTGGTTCTTGAGGACGAAGAGGTATGAAATGCCCTACAAGAACGAGAAGCCCGGTAATTACATCAAGCCCAAGGACGACCGGCGACGGAAGCTGAGCGAGGCGGACAAGGATCGGATCAGGGAACTGTACAAGCTCCCCGACTGGTCCCAGCTCCGTCTCGCGGGCGAGTTTAAGGTGAGCCGACGACTGATCCAGTTCGTGTTGGACCCGGACAAGGAAGCCCGGAACAAGGAAGCCTTTGCCGAACGACAGAAGGACGGCAGGTATTACGACCGTGAGAAGCACAGCGAGCAAGTGAAGCAGACCCGCCGACACCGGCAGGAACTTTACCTCAAGGGTGAACTGGAGACAGGCCCTCCGCTTGACACTGAGGAATAGATGCCTTAGAGTATCTAGAAGAATAGTACAAGGAGAGGATACCCTATGGTAATGGGACACTACCCACAACCCGGAAGCTCAGCACCTAGTGAGCGAGAGGTCAACATCCGATTGGTGGGAGTCCTGTTGGTTATCGTGGCCGTTCTGGTAGGGTTTAGCATCCAAGTTGGCGCTTTGGTAGTTGCTCATGTAGAATGTTCTCAGGTCAAACATGGACAGGTTATGCGAAGCAACATGTCAGACCAAGTGTACTGTCACGTCTACGAAAGGTAAAGCATGTTTGATAGGGCTATGGTTTGGGTGGCGCTTGGACTCTTTGTCGGTGGGTTCGGCTCCGGTATTGCGGCAGTTCTGGGACTCTGGTGGGTGTGGGCCATTGTAGTTGCAGTCGTTATCCTCTCTGTGGTAATGTACAGTGTGGACCTACAGAAAGGATTAAGGGAATGATTGACTACGAGACCATGGACTGGGAGGCCCGGAACAGACTCTGGGAGAAGTACTACAAGGTGGACACCAACGACTGGGGTGTCCCTACGCGGGATAAACCTGTGCGGGGTGTGGAGGTCTGCCAGCGCTGTAGCGCTCTGGTGGATGACACGTGGAAGCATCTGGACTGGCACACTAAACTTGAGGGAGAGGACTGGGAGCGATGAAGGTAGGAGACAAGGTACGGGTCACTGATGACATGCTGGGTGTAGCCCCTGAGTACGTGGGACAGGTCGGGATTGTGGACCTCATTACGAGCGACGGGACGTACGACTACGTCGTCAAGCACGAGGACGGTAAGTACATCTGCTGGGACCTGAAGGAACTTGAGGTAGTGGATGGCTAAACCATTCGATGGATGGGTTGACGATCCGGAGGTAATCGCGTATGCTGTCGAGAGAGCTACTGGCTGGGATAAGTTCTACCTGTCGCTGTATTTAGGCGAGGTGCTGGGACGAGTGAAGGAGAGGACTGGGAACGATGAACAAGAAGTGCACCAACGGACACAACATGGTGGGGGTTGACCTGCCCAAGTTTACTGAGATAGTCTGGTACTGCATGGTGGAGGACTGTGAAGGGATCGAGGTACTGGATGTCTGAGCAGGACCCCGGAGTGGGCGGACCGAAGATGTCCAAGTCCGGAGGCAACGGGGCGGAAGAGCGCAACAAGTCCTACGAGAAGGTGCTGGACTTACAGGCCACGTACATCCGTCGAGTGCAGTCTGGTCAGTTTGACGAGATTCCCAATGCACTCTTCCGCTGGAAGCAGAAGTCAGCGTGGCACGAGAGGACGTACGGCTGGTGAAGGTGCGTGAGATGTACCTGTACTGGTGCGAGATTTGCTGGGCCTGTGTGGTACTCTGCGGGTTGGCGTGGGTCTTCATGACGGTGATTGCGCTGATCTTACTGTTCGCTGGAGTGTGGGCAGGTGTAGCTTGGGTGGGCGGAGCCTCTGTGCTTTACGGAGGGCTGGTCTTCATGATAGGCTATCTGGAAGCACGAAGGCATTGGAAACTAAAGGAAGGTAAATAGTATGGACGAAGGCAAGTGGGTAGCAGTAAAGCACGGAGAGGTCCAGAAGGGGGATCGCGTACGCGTCACCACCAAGGAGGGTCCGCAGACGATTACCACCGAGGGTACCGTCACCCTTGTGTCTGAGAACAGGTTCGATGGGAGGGCGTGGAGCATCGAAGATTTCGAGAACTTCTACGCGCACGAGTTCGAGCCTGACGATGACGGGAAGTTCGCCACACTAGAGCGTTTTGTTCCGCCGTTCACGTGGCCTACCAAGCTGGGCGCTGTGGTAAAGGGCAGGGATATGGAAGGCTCGTATGTAGCCGTTCTGGTGAAGCTGGCGCACGACCTTAACGCGGACTACCACCTCTGGTGGTCCGCCGAGTGGGGCACTGTCACTGCGGCGGACCTTTCCGGTCTGGAGGATTTGACAGTCGTCTCGGAAGGTGTTACAGTATAGTCATGACAACAGATGTGAAAGTTACGTGGGAAGAGATCAAATCGCTGGAGACGCTGAAGCTCGGTGATGAGCTTGAGTACGTCAGTACCGGTGAGAACAGGGAGTTCAAGTACTGGGGCAAGGTCATCGACATCCGGAAGAACAACCGGGACGAGACCTCAGTCGTTGCGATGGAAGGGGACTGGACCCTGCTTCCGTCCACGCTGAAGGTTCCCGGCGCAAAGGTCACCCGGAAGGTCGTGGAGTTCGGCTGGCCTGACTACATCGGGGCGTGCGTGGAGGCGACGTGGACTGGGGAAAACTTGGTCTTCCACTACGTGCGCGTGGCTGAATCCGGCCACAACGAGTGGGTTGTTGCGGAGACCGGCGAACACTACGCCACGTGGGAACTGGACTTGATCAGCCGCAACTACACTCACCGTGTCATCAGCCAAGAGTAAACGGGAAGAGCTTAGTGCGCAGGAGTTGTATAAACGATCCCTGCGTGTTAGGCTTACTCGTGCTGGACTGGTAAAGATCATGCGGGAAAATGAGGCTAGGGAGAGGGAGAAGAATGAACTACAAGGAAAAGATTCTGGAACACGCGATAGCGAACGTTCTGACGAACTCGGCTAATTTCCCGGAGGGTGTTGCGCACCGCGTGCTTGGTATGGACATGAGCAAGACCATCGGTGCTGTCAAGGAGGCTGTGACGAACACCGGCCTGTACATCATCGACAACGACTACATGCTGGCACACGAGCAGGTAAACCGCGTGGAAGTGATCGACAATAACGGTCGTGCGTACGTGAAGTACGGCGTGGGGGATGTCATCACCCACTTGCAGGACGACGGGCGTACGCTGAAGCTCTTCCTGAGGGGTGGCTGAGGTATGGAAAGAGACTGGGAAGCAGAAGACAGGAAGTTCTGGCGCAGGGTGTGGTTGGCGATTGGAGTCGTCGTGGTGGCATTCGTGCTGTTCATGTCCCTCGTGGTGATGCCAAGCCATACCGAGCGGCGTGAGGCATGCGAAGCCAAGGGCGGCGTGCTGGTCGGGAAGTACTCGGATTGCATCAAGAAAGAATACGTGCTATAGTCTAAAGCTATGGAAAACAACGGAAAGGCAAACGCAATGGAAACTCTCAAGGCAAAGGTTCTGGAACTCAAGGAGAAATGGAACCCGCCGTTCTGGCCGTTGGTACTGCTGGCGTGGTTCTTTGCTGTACCCATGGTCGGAGGCACACTGGCGCTGGGTACGTACCTCGTTGGTGCGTCTGCCGGGACTGTGGTCTGGGTGGTCGCCGGTCTGGTATGGTACACGTACCTCATCTACAGGCTGATCCACGGCTTCCTGTCAAATCTGGATGCGCAGATCGCGGGGAAGGAAGAAAGGGTATAGATGCTCTGGAAGATTATAATCTCTGTGATGTTTCTCTCGGTACTCGTGGCATGTGTTGCGGCCCTGCCAGCGGCTATCGTATCGGGTGCCGGATTCGCCACAGGGTACGCTCTGGGAGGCGGAGCGATTCTGTCCCTCTACACCACTGTAAATGTCTGGGTGGTGAAGGCGTGACGTGGCGGTGAAGATGAGCGAGGGTGAATCCTCTGCCCTGTACCAGTCGGCGGTGTACGCTCTGGTCATGGTCCTGCTGGTGTTCGGCACTGTGACGCTGTGGAAGTATGTCTCGGTGTACCTGCTTCTGGGCCTGCCGATGGTGTACTACCTGTTCTCGGAAGAGTGGGAAGAGTATAAGAAACAAAAGAGAATCAGGAAGAGGACGAAAGAATGATCTTGTATGTGATTAACCTAGCGTTGGCGTCAGCACTTGTGCTGGGCATGCTGACGCTGGTAGCCTCTGCCATGGTGGGAGCAATAGCTGTAGGTGCCCTATGGTTGTTGCTCCCTTTGTCGTTGTATGTTTTTGCGTTCTGGACGCTTGCGCAAATGGCGAGGGATATGTAAGATGGAAGTAACAACACAAGGAAAGGAAACAATGAGCAACTTCGCTGGGGATGAAGGAACGACCGTTTACACTGAGCCGGAAGGTTCGCTGGTCTATCAGGGGATGGTCTCACTGACCGCTGATTACGGGGATGAGCGCGTGGGCCTGTGCATGATCGCGTCGGGAGGTGGGAGCAGTGTCGTGGTGGGTATCAATGATGAGGCTGATGTACAGCAGTTCCTCTATGCGGCGGCTGTCCGGTCACAGTTGATCAAGGACGGCGAGCCGCTGATCCTGATGAAGCGTGTCACCGCTGACGAGGACGCGGCGTGATGTATCGCAAGGGGGACATGGTCGAGATCAATGAACCCGGTGGGCCGTTCCATGGCCGGATCGGGGAGGTAATCTTTGCGGACCACGAGGCCCTGAGGGTCGATGTGTGCCCTAAATGGTACTGGGGTGAGGGTGATGTGCGGGAAGCCGGGTTTGAGACCGCTGTGAGCCTACAGGCCTACCCTATGGGCACCATCGTGGAGACCGAGTCTGGACAGCTTTGGGTACGCATCTCGGGGGACACATGGGCCGCTGAGCGTACGGTTGGATTCAAGACCGTGGCGGCTCTGCCCTCCAGTGCACTGCCCACGTACAACGTCAAGCGCATCTTCTTGGGGATGATGGAGTAGACTTGCAGGCTAAGCTGTGGTAGGCTGGTCCTACATAAAGACAAGGAAAGGACAGAGATGAGTATGTATAGGGGACGGGCGGAACGCCTGTCGGTCTACGGAGTGGCGGGACTGTTCTTCTTCTTCGCTGGGTGTGTGGCGGTCGTGCTGGCTGCTGCGCTGTCGGTGGAGTGGCTGTGTGCCCTGTGGGGTGTGCTGTGGACTGCCGCTGTGGTCATGGCGGTAGTTGGGGTGGTGAAGAGTGACTGATTTCTTTCAGGACAGAAAGAACCACCCGAAGATTCGCTACATGGGATTCTCCATGGGAGCGGTGGGAATGCTGGTGGGGATCGTGGCGGCAATTGTTGCCGGGGTGATCGGGAGTGCTGGCTTGGGGATTTGCGCGGCAGGGATGTTTCTGCTAAGCTTTGTCCTGTTGCCGGTGACCGATGTCAACTTCTCGAAGTGGCACTAGATGGTGTGGCTTTATAAACTGAAGTGGAAACTGCTGAGGAACACCGTGCTGGCAGGGCTTGCCAACATCATGATCTTTGCCGGGATGCTGGGCTGTGTGATGGGCGGGTTCATGTTTGCGCTGACGCCGTGGGTCACGTGGATCAGTCTGGCAGTGTTTATTGGCGGGTTCTGTGTGCTGGCGTACTCGGACAAATACCTGCCTTCGGAGAAGAAAGGGAGCGGTAATGGGTAAGTTGAGAACGCGGTTCGTGCACTGGGTGAACTCGCAGGGCGGCGAAGCCGGTGACTGGATGGTGGCCGGGGCGCTCATCGGGGCAATGGTGGCGGGGGTTCTCGCCCTTGTGGTGTCTGTGATGCTGGAGTCTGTCCCGCTGTTGATTCTGGGGTTCGTGGTGTTTGTCGCGCACCTGATCTACGTGCTGGCGGTGCTGTGATGTCGAACTGGTGGTACTCGCTGGGCAGTAAGCGACAGGGCTGGTTTCTGATCTCAGGGTTTCTGGGGCTGATGGTGGTAGGGTTTGGTGTTGCGATTATGGCAGGGACCAGCATGGCTGTCGTGCATACACTGGTACCCTTTTTTCATCTGGGCATGGGTACAGGACTCTTCGGTCTGGTGGGGGCGTTTGTGACGGCCATGGTGAGGATGTAAGGGTAGGGTTGACCGTGGAGAGAGTCTGTGGTAGGCTGGAGGAAACGACAAGGAAGGTGGACAATGGACAGGAAAATTGAATCAGCAGGTAAACGGGCGGCAGTGGCCCTTGAGGGTGAACTGGACTTCCAGATCAACAACGCACGTGCGTTGGTGGACGTACGTGTACTGGAGGACCTGCTGGTCTACGTCAAGGCTCTGGAGAACCCTGAGAAGGTGACCAAGGATGTCTACCTGAGAGGGGAGTGGTGGGTCACCGTTCTGAAGGTGGACCTGACCGAGGACCAAGTGCGCCTGCTGGATGAACTGGGCGACAGGTCTAAGAACACGGAGGCTACCATCGAGGTACAGGAACACAACCCTGACTACCCCCTGCCCAACTGGAGAGGACACACAAGGAAGTGACAGCATTGGATACAACTCTACTGTTCTTGCAGGTCTCTGAGGTGTTTGCCGAAGAGAAGGCCTGTGAGGTACCGTTTCACGACGAGAACCCTCGGGGGCATGAAGGGTCGGCTACGTGGTACGTGAAGACCCATTGCCTGAACTGTACTGCACAGTCTGTGGTGTTCGCGGCGTGTGACAAGTACGTCGAGATACTGAAGCATGGGACGATGCCCATGATGTGCCTGCCGTGTGGAACGGACGGGGCGATGTTTGCCATTACCCTCTTGGAGAAGATACAGTGAAGATGCAACCGGGACTGAAGGAACTGGAACCGGGGGACACCGTACAGGTTAACGAAGGCACGCGACCTCATGCGATTGCAGGACAGGTCTGTACTGTTGTGAAGAAGGTGCCGCACTTCGCTGGCGAGGCGTACGAGATAACAGTCTCGCACCCGCACCACAATGAACTGGTGTATTTGCGGCATGAATTGACCTTACTTGGAAAGGGGGAGTCTGATGCTTAAGATGTTTGTGGCCCTGCTGAGGGTCTTGGTCTGGATGGTGGTCTGCATGGTGGTCGGGATACTGAGTGCCCTGACGATACATGCGTTTACTGTGGCCGGTATTGGGTGGCTGGGAGTACTGGTTACAGTCAGCATAGCGGTCGGTGTCGGTGCGATTCTGGCTGACTTCTTGTAATTTTTGAGCGGGTTGGACATGGCCGGATTCGGTTTTCGAGGGGTGTTTTGAGGGCGTTTTCGGCGGTTTTTCTTATCAAACTGCCTCTTCTGGATTGGTCTGGGAGGGGCAGTTTTTCTATAGTATTAGTGTAACGAGTAGGTAACGGGGCCAGTGCTGGCGCGGCAGGATCGGTGGTTAACAGCATAGTGTTTGTGGGGATAATAGGATTCTCGGAGAGGGCTGGGTTGACGCTTGGCTGTGTATCTTGAGGGGTGGTTCTTACTAGATATGGGCTGTTTGGGATGTCTAACATGGGGTGAAACAGCAGGGATGTCTTGAAAAGGACATCTTTTTGAGTATGTTGGTTTGAGGGGATGTTAGAATCGTTTTGAGAACCGAAGAAGTAAGATCGAATCCTACTGAATCAAGGGGTTTTGGATCGGTTGCCCCCTCGGTTTGGGGCCAAAAACCCCCTAATTCTCTACTATTACTTACTACTATTTTTTACTAACTCTTACTTAGTAAGTAGTAAGAAGTATGTATATACTTCTTACTAAGTGTGTTTACGTTGGGACCTCATATAAACGCATTTTCGTCTCTTTCTGTATGCCACGGCTGTCGGGCTTAAAACCACTTAGTAAGACTGGGTGGTCTGGAGAGGTTGACAAGGGTGGGGTGAAGTGACATACTAGGATTTGGTGTGATTTGCTTTCCTTACTCTCTTGTGGTAGAATTGATCTATAAGCAAAGGAACAAGAGATTGGAGGCTGTTGTGGCCGAAGAGAACAAGTATGTAGAAGGCAAGAAAAACTCAAGGGCCACCAAGACAGCCCGTAAGATTTGGGTCGAGGACAAGATTCGTGCGTACCAGCGTGAGCTTGAAGGACTGGACATCGAGATTGCCTCGGACGACAAGGTTATCACGAAGCTGGAGAGGCTTGACTCGGAACGCGAGAGCTTGGCTGAATCCATGGTCTCTGCACAGCGGAGGATGACCGGGTTGGAAGGCGAGGCTTTCGATGCTACACTGGACACCTACATGGGCATCAAGGCAAAGATCGCCAAGGTTGACGCTGAGATGCGTTCGGTGTACTATGGACGATAGCGAGGCACTGGCACGCGTTGCCAAGATGAAGGCTGACAAGGAAGAAGCCAAGGCAAAACGCGAAGCAGACACCAAAAAGTTTATGAGCTTCGATATGACTCTGGAGGACATGCTTCGACAGAGCAGGAAGCGGAAGAACTACATGAACTCCCACCGGTTTGAGATGAGCGTTCCGGGATCGTTCGAATGGGGACTGCCTGCGAGAGCGGCCTCACGTCACCAACAGTTTGAAGATAACATCCGGCAGTATGAACAGGCCGAGGCTATGTATCAGGCGGCACTCCGGAACGGGGACGAGGCTCTGATCAAGGAACATCGTAAGGAAGCAGACAAGCGTTTGTCAAATTGTCTCTTCGCTTCCTACGCTGTTGGAATGCTGTACAGGCAGTTTGTTGAAGGTGCACAAAGGAGAGCGGGTTTGGATGGATGACGACGAGCAGAGGGTAACGGGGTTTGCTCCCGGAGCGGGTGTGGTGATAACCTGTGATGTGGCTGACGGTACTGAGAAGTACATCGGATATGTCATTGGGATGGACGACCTGTATCTCTACGCGAAGGTGACCCACACATGGGGGGAACGGATCGCTGAGGTGACCGAGGAAAGTGTCTCGGTGCTGAAGGGGATTCTCATGCAGAGGCCGCTCTGGTTGCTTCGGGTTCAGGTTCTCGCGAAGGGCGTCATGCCCCTGTGGCTGAGCAAGGAACAGCTTGTGGACGTTCTCTCGGAGCTAATGCAACAGGAGGCTGTGAAGCAGGCTGGACCGCAGGGAGGATTCATTGCCGAGGTGTTGCCTACGGAGATGAGCCTGCCGCACTTCTCGGTTCGGAACATTAAGAGTCTAGCGGATGTGATGGCGGGATCGGTTTTGACCAGTCTTGACTTCGCACCGGAACTAACGTATACTGAAGAGTCGGAATCGGAGGAAGGTGAGCATGGAGACGAAGGCACAGAAAGCCGCGAGGGTGATGACTAACATCAACTGGTTCATCTTCGGAGCCGTGTTCCTGACGGTGGGGATGTTCGTTATCTCTGCATCGGGTGCATGGGCTTGGGCAGGATTTGTGGCATCGTTTGTCTACGGACTGGGATGCGCTGGCGTGTATGGAGCCAGATCAATTGTAAACACTGAAAGTCAAGGAAAGGTAGAGCATGACATTTGAAATCGGAGACAAGGTACTTACCAACACAGGTCTGTACATGAACGGAGCATGGCGGGACTCGGGGCTGAAGGGAAAGGTTGTCGCACTCCCTGATGGTGCGTTTGGACTACTCACCGTGAAGTTCAAAGAGATGGACCAGCTTCGCTTTATCCGCCCGGAGTATCTCATTCTGCGGAGCAAGAAGAAGGCGGAGAAGGAGCTTCTTTCGACTGAGGAAGACGTGGAACAGGGCGAGGAACCGGAGGTCGAGGCTGTACCGGACCTCCATGAGGTTAGGGACAACCCGGAGGTACAGGCCGCGCTCGCGTTGGTTCTGGAGCGGATCGAAGAGATCAAGGAACTGCTGACCGTTGGTCCGCGCCACGAGATCACGGTGAACGTCCACAGCACCACTGAGGAATCACCGGAGGAAGAGCCAGCACCTGAGCCTGCTTTCAAGAAGGCCAAGGAAGTCAAGGCCGGTGACATGCTATATACCGAGGCTGGAGTGTGGGACAAGGTGACCCGGATCGAGACCAAGGACAGCGGCTACACGTCACTGTTCGGGGCGTTCGGGAACAAGATCACTCAGGTTCCTTCGGGACGAGTAGTACAGGTTCTGGAAGAAGTCTCGTAAGGACTTGACAGAAGGGCCGTGAGCAGGTAAAGTTACATACATGGAAATCATTTTGAGCCTCATGATTGTGACCCCGTTGTTCACGGCCCTTTTTGTTGCTCCGTGGATGGCTATCGGCAAGCCGACCCGCAAGCGCTTGTACAAGGTGGCGCGGGCACACTGGACCCCGAAGTTCAAGCGCAAGTCCTTGGCACCTTCCATCGTCCCTGAGGGACTGGTGAAGCTCGAACCCCGCAACAAGGACTGGGGTCCGGACGGCAAGCTGACCCAGATGTGGCAGGATGCGTTCGACTACTGGCAGATCGAGGACCCCGAGTTTTACCTCCAGCATTACCTCTCGCGTAAGGCCGACCTCAACAGGAAGGTAAAGGAACTTGAGCAGGCCGCAAAGAAGGGGGATGCAGTGTACGAGGAATACCTGCGTCCGGGTAGCTACGCGGTGAGTGTGGGCACGGCTGTGGATGCCAAATCGATGGCGCGGAAGAAGCGTGACGAGATCGACCGGCTCAAGACCAACTTCGACCGCACCATGAGTCAGGAAGAGCGTGTCATGGACCGGCTGGTGGACCGGTACGGGAGCGAGATTTTCTATAACAACGACCTTGTCCGTCTGTCTTCCCAGAAGCAGATGCCGACATTTGACTACATCGCACTGACCAGTGTATGATGGACACAACAACGAACAAGAAAAGGAGTCACATGACTAACCCAACTGGAATGAACAACCTCACAGGACTTCTCGAAGGACTGGCGGATGCCGTCGAAATCGTGGTAGGATTCGCGGAGAGCAAGCTCTCGGAATTCGCTGAGGGCGCGGAGACCGACAAGACGGGCGTGGATGAACCGGGGGAACGGGTCGAGTATAAGCTCGTTGCAGAGCTTGGTCTGGCGGACGAACTGGTACTCCATGACGGTAGCTGGCAGGTGACCTCTGTGCAGGGTGACGGGTTCGACACTGACATCGTGTCGGTCACGCTGGCAAACGGCGAGAGCTACGACCTGTTGCGGACCTCTCTGGTGCGTGTAGCATGAGCGACCGGAAGTATGACGGCGGCGACCGGATCATTGTCTCACAGACCCCGGTAGACGACACAGACAAGGCGTACTCCGGAATGGCAGGCACCGTGAATGCCCTGACCCATCGGAACGACGATCTGGATGTCTACCGAGTGACACTGGACGACGACGAGTACCCGCACAGTTTCTACGGCGTGGACCTGCTTCCGTACAACGAACTGGATGCACTCCGGGCAGAGCTTGCACAGGCGGAGGCCAAGGTGCTAGACTTGAAGGAAGCGATCAAGCTGAGGGAACGGAACGCCACAGAGCTTCCCGTTGCCACCGTGGTGTCCTACAAGGATGTTTTTGGCCCTGCGGCCATGACCAAGCAGGCAGAGGATAGCTGGCTGAATGTCTTCCCGACGCAGTTGGGCAACATGAACACGGAGCGCCTGAATGACTACAGGGTCACCCAGTTGCTCGTCAACACTGAGAGTGCTGTAGTCCGGAAGCCCTAGACAAAACCACCGGGAGGTGGTAGACTAGAGGTATAGACGAAGGGAGGAATCATGTAGATGAACTGGAACCGCTGAAAGTACTGCACGGCGCAGGAGCGGGGTAATACAACTTATGATAGATTTACCTTTGATAAACCGCTTGACGGATGAGGACCCTAGGCTAGTGGAATCCATGGCCTAAGGGTCCTCTCCCATTTGGAAGGATAGAGATGAAGAGAAACACCATTTCGATGTTGCTGGCTATACTGCTGGTTATACCTCTCGCCCCGGTAGTGTACGCTCTACTGGGTGGAGGACTGGCAGGAAGCGTGGCGTGTATCCTACTGGGTGTAGTGACTGCCGCATCCACGACTGTAGCAGTCAACTCGGTGGTGTCGTTGTACAACTGGATCAAGTACCGTAACGTACACGTAGAGTCACCGAAGCCCCTGTCCGTACCCCAACACACGGCTTACGAGTTGGACTGGACAAAGATCACCAAAGGTGATAATATGTAGCCATGGAAACAGTAGATACGTACACCGAGGAACCCGAAGACTTTCTCCACCTACAGGAGCCGACAGAGTTCGTGGCGGATGACACAGCAAGCATGATGGTGTCCGATGGCATGGTCACTTTCATCAACCGTCAGACCGGAGACTCTGTATCCCTCTCAGAGTGGGACTTCTCGAATCTTGACTTGGCATACATCTGTGCTAGACTTGAGGAAAAGAATCCGAGACTCAAGGAGTCCCGCCTTGAGCGCGAGGCCTACGAGGCAGAACAGGAGCAGGACAATGATGAGTGAAATGCGTAAGCACGAACTGGAACAGATCGCAGAGAACGAGATTCGGTACCGGGGATTCAACTCAGGTGCCGAGTACCTCAAGAAGACCTACGCCATTTACGACCTGACTGACGGAGAAGCGTTGGCTGTCGGCTTCCTCATCCGGAATGCTGTCATCGAGTTCCCGCCATTCCCTCATCACCTGCTTTGACATTCACCCGAAAGGAAAGTAAGCTATAACTATGACCACCACAGAAGAAGAAACACTGGAGACTGGCACTCTGGGATTCAAGACCGGCGACTACGTGGAGTCCTTCTACAACGGCTCACGGTACACCGGAGTGCTGGGAGAGATCAACACCCAGTGGATGTTCGCACAGGTCCGTATGTCTCCGGAGGTTGACATGATCCTCCCGCTGAGTACCATGACCGTCATCCGGGAAGAGGACTTCGATGAACTGGACGGCTAGCGAAAAGAAATATGCCGATGAGGTAGCATGGGACATGGACCTCATGGAGCGGGCACGTAAGCTCGTGGACATGGACGACACGTCCTACAGCACCCAGACGGTACTGGAGACCGTGCACGAGAACTATCAGGGTGGCATCGTCCAGTTCTACTTGCAGAACAGTTTCTGATGCGGTACATCGTGAAGGCGAGGCTGGTAGTCGTACAGCCGTTCAAAGAGATACCGGTGGTAGCCGCAGTGCACAGGTTCAGACTCCCGGCGATTCTGAACGCCCGAGCCATGAACAAGATGAGCAAGGATTACAACATCCAGTGGTACGCACTTGACACGAAGACCGGCAAGGCGTATGTTTAAGTAACAAGCCAAGCAACAGGGAAAGGGACATCATGTTCTCAGCAGGAGAAGTAGTAAAGAACAAGATCAACAGCAAGCTCGCCACCGTCACCGAAGTACTGGAAGACGGCAAGATCAGGGTCCGCTTCGATGGGGACACTGGTACGGTCGAACTCCACGAGTCCCGGTTCCAAGCACACACGGGTCCGAACTTCGAGAAGCCGTTCGACTACGTGGACCCGCAGACCTTCAAGAAGGGTGACTACATCCGGGTCAGGCACGCCGAGCAGGTATTTCAGGGTGCGGCTTTGTCTGACATCGCGACGTTCGGGTACGCCACCTTCGAGATGCTGACCGAGGACGGACAGTATCTTGAGTTCAATGCCAACTACGTCGATATCGTCGTCCTGTTTCGGGCGGATATCGCACGAGGACAGATGCCCAAGTACTGAGAGGAAAGTCAATGGCACAGGCACACATCACGAAAGTAAGTTCTTGGAACGACGAAGATAAGCCCGTACCTTGGGCCACCAAAGTGGTGACAGGCCATTACAGCAATACAGGGGAACCTATCTTCCACTGGGAGGTCGAGGTAAACAGCCTTGAAGACCTAGCCCGGATTTCCGCCGCCAATGATAATGTTAGGCTGATCCTTAACTTTGGCGCTGACGGTTCAGTCTTCAATATCAGCATCTACGACGATTACGTGGAGTAGTGTGCATGGTATCATGGTAGGAGCCTACTAAGGAGAACCATGGTACGACACCGCGCAAACGTACGAGACCGAGTTAGAACATGGTGGGACGAGAGGTCTGTCCACCCTCTAGTTCTTCCGATTGTGTGGGTGGTATTGTCAGTCCTGTTGTTGATAGGGCTGGCAATTACCATTCCGCCGATCATCCACGATATCATCACACCCAAGGAAACAGAGCAGACTACTCAGCAACCGACGCCCACGCCGAAGCAGAGTCCTCCGCCTGTATCGCAGTCACCTACTGCACAGCCACGTCCTAAGGCCACACAAGAGCCTGTGCCGACTCAGGCACCACAACCGGTAGCACCGGAGCCTCAGAACGTTCCACAGCCTGTAGCTCCACAGCCGGTGCCTGTACAGCCAGCACAGCCCGTCCAACCACAACCGGTACCGGTAGCTCCACAGCCGGTGCAACCTGTACCGCAGGTACCACAGCCACCGCAGGCACCGAGACCACCACAGCTACCGCCTGTGTTACAGGTACCACAGCCACTGCCGTTGCCGTTGCCAAGTCTCCCGGAGGTTCTAGAGCCTGTTGTACCGCCCATCCTAGGTCCGGTACTGAACAAGCCACTGGACACGATAGACAAGACCGTGAGAGGTACGCTGGGCACAGTTGATAAGACTGTGGACGGGGCCACCGGAATCGTCGGAGGATTGCTCCCATAGTTACAAGAAACGCTTAGAGGCATCAACTTGCACAGTTGGTGCCTCTTTGCTATTCTGAATGCATGAGAACGAAATGCGTACTTTGTAACTGCCGGATCAAAGACCGTGCCAACGCGGACCAGAAGACATGCTCTGCTGAATGCCGAGGTACGTACAAGTGGAAGACGCGTACGATGACCAAGCACCACGACCGGAGTACCTCCGGTCAGCGCCCCAGCTTCAAGCCTGAGGACTGGATCGACATCCTCAACAGGCATGGCAGGCGTTGTGCGTACTGCGGAACCAAGAAGGGGAAGATGACCATGGACCACGTCCTACCGCTCTCACGTGGCGGACGACACTGTGTCTCCAACGTTGTCCCCGCTTGCGGCCAGTGCAACAAGACGAAGGCCGACATGACTCTCATGGAGTGGAAGCGGAAGAAGCTCTACGACATGCGTCCGTGGACGATGACTGTCAACGGAATCAAGATGAAGCGGCCCAAGGAAGGCAAGCTGTCGAGGACTCCCATCTTCCAGCAGATGATGCAGGAGATGGCTGACAGGGCGCTTCTGGAGAAGTACCCGCCTACAGTTGACTACATCGACATTCTAGTGTAGGATGGGAGTATGAATAAGACAATCAAAACACTGGCAGTAGCAGGCGCACTCATTGGGACACTGGCCCTTACAGGCTGTGGCAGTAACAGGGAGGGAGTCAACGATAAGGGTTGGTCCAGCCAGAACATCGGCACCCCCAACGGAACCGTAACTTGCGTACTGTTTGACGGATACGACGGAGACACGATCTCCTGTGACTGGGAAGGACTACGTAAATAATGTTCGGGCGCAAGCAAGGTAGGGGGTATTACACACCCCCGCCACAGGAGGCACCACAGCAACGTATGCGGGCCTCATTCGGTGGAGAGAGGGGAGAGTATGTTATAGCCCGTAGGATTGAGCGTCCGGACCCGCTTCCTGCGGCGCTGGAAGCAATCCTCAACGCCGTACGCACAGCACAGGAACTAGGAGCAACCCCACAGGAGTTGGACTCCGTTATTCGTCAAGCAGTCGCAGAACAGGGAGGATATAACAATGGCGGACTACTACCCCAAGAGCCGAACGGATCACATCGCCAAGGTGATGAAGCTGGACCCCATCAAGGAGGAAATGGCCTCTAAGATTTATGCGGAGCGGTACTCGGACTGCTTCTGTCGAGAGGACCACGACATCAATCCGCCATGCGGGTCCGTGAAGTGGGCGCGAGAAAAGGTGGATGAAATCTTGGCAATCGCAAAGAAGAATGGTATGCTGAAGCCATGAAGATCATGCGGGTCAACTACGACAAGCCCCACCGCTGTCCTACATGGTCAGGTCCCGGATGGAGCGGAGGTAAGGGCGAGTGTGCAGGCGGTAGCTTCGCACGCGTATTCCACGAAGAGGAATACCACCAGAGGAAGAGACCCGAGTGGCGGTTCCATACCTGTGAGTCATGCGGTGTTGTGGTTCTTCCCGAGGTCTTGAAGAATCTGGACCCCACGTGGTGGACACACCGTATCAGAGTCAGGGTCAGAAACATCCAGTACCGGTGGGCTGACTGGAAGTACTGGCGGGAACTTGACAAACAGGAAAAGAACAACTAGGATAGGAACATGATGAAGAAACTTATTATTGCAGGCGTTATCGCCTTGGGTGCCGTGTCGCTGACCGGCTGTCAGAACCTCGTCAAGAACGATCCGGCTGTGTGTACGGTGGTGGACAAGGACCGATCAACCGAATCAACGAAGGACGGTTCCAAGTCTGTCTTCCGTGTCTACACCGAGGGTTGCGGCGACGATAACGAAACGCTGGGCCTCGCGGACAACATCTTGCAGGGCAACTTGCGTTCGTCGGACATGTACGCTAAGATCAAGGTAGGCGAGACCTACCGGTTCGAAACCGTAGGTATCCGCAACGGGGCCTTCTCGTCCTTCCGTGAGATCGTACGGTTCACCAAGGTGCAGGCACCAGCGCCGGGAGTCACGGAGCCTGCCAAGTGACCAAGCTCCAGAAGATCATCGGCCTTGCGGCGGCGTTCATCCTCATGGTAGGGTTAAGCGCCTGTTCGGAAAACGGGACAGTGTACAACGCGGACAAGACGTACGAGTTTACAATGACCATGAACGATGGTACGGTTGTACCATGCATCAAGCACAAGGACTTCTACGGGTTCGCCTGCAACTTCGACAAGGCAGTACGGCCCAACACACCCAAGCCGTGAGCGAGGTCACCGAACCGGTCTTTGAGAAAGGGGACCGGGTCAAGATAGACACACCGAAGGAAACCTGCCACGGCAGGGTCGGCAAGGTGAGCCACTACACCGAGTCAGGAAAGCTGGTCTACGTGGAGACACCGACCGGACTGGTATGGGTGTATCCATGGGAGATATCCCACCACAAAGAACGTTAGTTACAAAAACCGCACAACAAGAAGGAGAATAGACAATGGCACGATTCAATGGTAAGCAGTACAAGGGTGCACAGAAGGCACTCAAGGAAATCCGTCGCGAAGAGGCGGAGAAGCGCAACGCCGAGACCCTGCCCGAGAACCGGCGTCAGGCTCGTCTTACAAAAGACGCTTAGTGGAGACACTGGCGGGGATGGTGTTGGTCCTAGCTGGACTGTTCATGCTGTTCCTAACAGTAGGCATAGTGGTTAGCGGGACACCGATGCTACTGGTCATCGTCCCACTAGCACTGTCCGCAGTGTTTTTCAAAATGGCGTACGATCTTCTGACCGACCCGCAAGGTCTGTAATACAAAAAGCGCATAGGCTCCCTGTTTGACAGCAGGGGGCCTTTTGTGTAAGCTAGAGGTACAAGGTCAAACGAACCGAAAGGGAAAGCTAAGGGTATGAAAGCAGACGGAACACCAGAGACAGAGTTCGAAGAGGCCATGCCGCTGTTCGCCAGCATCCTCACGGCGAATGCCCGAGACCTCCAGTGGACAAACGACCAACTGCTGGCGATCAAAGAGGAACAGCTTCGCCAGATGCAGAAGGACTACGTGAAGCTGTACGCGGCTCTCCACAAGGTGGCAGAGCGTACCGACTCCGCTACTGCGTACGACGCACTGGACAGGTTCTGGCACGTGAACGAAGATGCCAAGAAAGAACTTGCCAAACCGCACGAGTCGTACTAGACTGGTATCACACCAAGCGAAAGGAAAAGAACATGTGGAAAGATCATCTTAAGTTCAGCGTTGGACAGACCGTCCAGATTGTCCGGGACAACAAGGTCTGGAACGGAACGGTGGCAAAGATCGAGTCGTTGTCCAATGACCCGGAGTTCCCCTACGTCCTGTTGGTCAAGTCCTCGGGCCGTCCCAACGCCGTAGGTAATACGTATCAGTGGGACGAAGCATCGCTCGACCTCTTCGATGGGAAGCGCGAGAAGCTGGAGCGGGTCATCGAGGCCAACTTCCCGCGACGGTTGGATGTGTACTACTCCAACCTCTCCGGTGGTGCGGTGGTGCTGGGAGACAACGGGAAGCTCTACCGTGTTCTTGAATCCGGTGACATCGAGTCCGAGTCTGATCCCAAACCTTACGGGCGCAGGAAGTAGTTACAAAAAACGCAAGGGCCATCCGGTTGACATCGGGTGGCTTTTTGTGTATGCTAGAGGTATGAAGAAGATGCAGAAGGTACTACTGTCCGTTGCTTCCCTTGTCGTGGCTTCGTCACTTACCGCGTGTTTCGGGGGGAGTACCGCGACAACTCCCGAACCTCCCAAGTACCCTGACTACAGAGAGATACAGTTGGGTGATGATATGTGGGAGGTCCGGTTCACCGACTCCGAGGGTGTCAAGATGCGTTGCTTCGTCTACGTCGGTTATCAAAAAGGCGGACTTGACGGATGCGAAAAGGTGGGCTAAGGTAGAGACATGAAAACATACGAAGTAGGCGACAAGGTTTGGTTCCGGAACAAGGCGTGCGAGATTCTCGATCCCGCAACACTGAGCACCCCACGAGAGCTTCGGCCCTACGAGGTGTTCATCAGCTACGAGGATCAGCGGTTTACCGTGGACTCCCGGTATCTCTTCCCGTTCAAGCGTGCCGAGGATTACGTACTGGGTTCCATCCTCGCGTACCACGCAGATGATCCGGTGTACGGAAAGCTTCTGGTCAAGACGAGCAAAGGCTACTGGCACGTTGCTCGTGCCGACCGTGGCAACATGGGCGACTGGTCCGATGGTGAAGTGAACATGGGACTCCGTCCCGGTGGATCGATCACCGTGGTACTTGACAACGACGAGAACTAGGGTAAGGTGGAGATATGAAGAAGCCAAGCAGATACCGTGTCGGATCAGTGTTCATCTACAAGCCCGATCACCCGCACTTCAAGGCGACCCTTGTCAAGGTAGGTCCTGATAAGTGGATGCGGGTTAACCACAACAGCCACGTTCGCCAGTACTTCACCAACAGCACAGTGGAGGCCCTGTTCTTCCCCAGCCTGTTGACTCTGGTACATGACTCTGGTAAGGTGGAGTCATGAACACATTTAATGAGGGCGATAAGGTAATCTACACCGACGAGAATGGGAACGATTGGGATGCGCAGTTCAAGCGTACCGAAGTGATCGATGACAAGGACGTGGTGGTCATTTCCATGAACGGAGGGTGGCCGATCTACGTACACGCCGAGCAGGTCCGGGCCACGAACCGGACCAAGAAGATCATTGCAAATGACATTGTCCGCAAGCTCAAGAAGATTGACAGCCTGCGGACGGAACTCGACCACTTGTACTCCGACCTTCACGAACTGTTGGAGGAAGATGGGCAACCACAGTGGGAGACCAAGCTGGTCGAGGTCATGCAGACCGTCCATCGGAACATCCTCCGGCTCGAAACCACGAACATGTTGACCGAGTGGGAAGGGTACCGGGACAACCGTCCGGAGTAGTTGACAGGGCGGTGGTTTGTGTATATTGACCTAGTACCAAGTATTGCCGGTGGTATAATGGTTTTAGACCATGTCCCAGATAGTAGAGTACTTGGAAGTAGTAATATGGAATTTCCTTTTGATACACCACCACCGCCCCCATTCTTAGACGAAGAGCCTAAGGTCAGCAAGTCCCTCAGTGCCGGTAAGACTTCACCGGCAGAGCAAGGACAAAACATCCCGATGGGATGGAAACCGACAGCCGCCGAACCCGTTGCCGTTGTCCGCTGTACCGGTACCGCTAGCACCACAGGCGAACAGTGCAAGCGCTGGTCCCTCCGTGGAACCAACGTCTGCTCTAAGCACGGCGGACAGTTGCCGACCGTTAGAGAGCATGCCGAGGCCGTTGTGGAGTCTGCACGCATGCGCCTCATGGGAATGGCTGACCAAGCCGTAGACGGACTGGAAGACCTCATTGCGGTAGGCACTGCACCGCAGATCAGGCTTGCCGCTATCAAGGAAGTTCTGGACCGCTCAGGCGTGAAGGGTGGACCGGACCTGTCCGTAGAGGTTACGCACTCCGTATCATACAAAGACGAAATCTTCAACCGCCTCAAGGAAATCAAAGAGCGCAAAGAAGCCATGGAGAAAGAGAAAGCCGCCATGCTTGGAGAAGATATTGTCGATGCCGAGGTACTTGACGAACCCGAGGAAACCGAGTAAGCTGGCCGTATGACAGATAACCCAGCCCCCGATCCACAGTACATCGTCACCGACCGACACATGGCTCCGTCTCTCTCCGAGGAACACGCCAATGAACTCATCGAGAAGTACGGACACGTCGAGTCCACCGTGAGCATCGACATGGACGACTTCGATCCCACCGCCGAACCCGACGTAAGCATCCGACCTACGTGGCTGGATGGCAAGGGTTTCTAGTTACAAAAAACGCAACGGCTCCACTTGACGGTGGGGCCGTTTGCATGTAAGCTGTAACCATGAACACATTCAATGAAGGCGACCGAGTCTCCCATCCCGTCTACGGGAAGGGTATCGTAGACGACCCGTACTCCGGTACCGGCTACGCTACCGTCCTGTTCGAGAACGGTAACAAGGTGATGGCCGACACATCCCTGCTGACACCGGTAACCCCTGCCTCACGGTTCAAAGCAGGAGACCAAGTCCATCACGCCCACCACGGCTCCGCTACCGTAATCGCCGTGAATGAGGCCCTGAAGCTCGTGACCATCCAGCCGTTCGCATACCGTGCCGGTTGGACGACACAGGTCCATCCGATCAGCTTGACAATGGAGTCGAACGGTGGTAAGTTCAAGGTAGGCGACCGCGTCTCCCACAAGCTCCACCGTGACGGTACCGTGGAAGAGATTCAGGCCAACGGGTTGCACGTCGTGAACATCGGCGGTAACCGTGTCTACATGGCACTGGAACACCAGATCGAGCATGCGGTACCGGAACCGACCTACCACATCTGCATCGAAGAGATTACCGGTGCCGCTCATGTTCCCGGTAGCCTCACCGCTAAGGAAGTTGCCAACTACATCAACGATGGGGTAGACTGGCGAGTAGCCAAAGAGATCACCATCACCAAGGAAGGCTAACCGTGGAATTCAAAGAAGGCGACACCGTACGGATCACCGTAGAGGGAGACTCCGAGTACGGTAAGGAGCTACCGGTCTTCGGTACATCCGGAGACCATGCCGTGTGGGTCAACGTAGGGTTCGGCATGATCTGGTGCTACCGCCCCTTCGAACTCGAACTCGTTACAAAAAACGCATAGGAAGGTACGGACATGGAAATCTATGAAAACCCCCCGAAGCCCGGAGACGAGGTCACACTGCTGGCCTACGTCAACACCGCCATCAACGACTTCGAACTCTCCCCCGGTGATACGGGCACCATCAGCCGTATCGATGGAGACGACATCTTCGTAGACGTTGTCTATTCCAACGCACACCCCAACTCTCCGTACGGCGGAGAGCATGAGGACTGGTTCACCGTACCGTACGACGAGGCCGACGAGTACTTCGCAGGCATCATCCGTATCGAGGAATAGTTACAAAAACCGCTTAGAAAGGATCAACATGTTTAACCGAGGCGACCGTGTTACTCACATCAATCACGGATACGGCCAGATCATCAAGGTCGTGTCCGACACCGAGGTAGAGTGCTTCTTCAAGAACGGTATGGTGGACGGTGGCAGGGGTAAGCTATGGGCCACCGTACCGAAGTCCTTCCTCAAACCGATGCCGAAGCCCGAGACGGCCCTGTCAAAGATGGTGGAGAAGCTTGACAACAAGCGTCCGGGTACCAGCGGCTATGTCACGTACCGTGACGAGATCGTGGACATCCTGTCCGAGCTTTCCAAGCTTGTACCGGCCAACGTCTTTCTGGAGAAGTCACCGTTTGAGAACGAGGTGCAGGTTACCATTAAGGTTTCCTTCACTCTGGAACGGGACCTGCTGTGATCACCTACACCATCGGAGACACCGTGTTCCTGACCTTCATGCGGGTACCGGGAACCGTCCTGAAGGTGGCCGACTACGGTCCCGAGGCCTACGGCTACATCGTGGAAATCGCTGACGGACACGGTACCGACCTCTTCCGTCTGGATGAAGTCGAGGACTACGACGCCGATCTGTGGGAAGGCGAGTAGTTACAAAAACCATTTAGCCCGACCGCTTGACAATACCGCTGGCATAGTGTAGATTCCTCTCATCAAAGTAAGCCAACCGATGAAAGGATTTCAAAATGTCAACTCAATTCCAACCCGCCCCGCCGATGCCGACACACCAACCCCAGCAACCGAAGCCCAAACGCGGTTGGCTTGCACCGGTACTCGTTGCCGTAGCCCTGATCTTCGGATTCGGGGTGGGAGCAATCAAACCGACACCGGAACCGGTCACCATCACCAGAGAGGTACCGGTCGATAAGATCGTCACCAAGGAGGTACCTGTCACACCTCAGGCATGCATCACAGCCCTTGAAGGTGCGGGAGAGATTATTGACCTCTCCGGAAAAACGATTGGCGTCATCTCCGACAACGTGTCTGCGGCGGCTAAGCTGGACGTTTCCGCCCTCAGGGCCAACAACGAGAAGGTAGAGGCCAACACGGAGAAGCTGAAGGGGATCACTCCCGGATACGTCGCGGCCCGAGAGGAATGCCAAGCCAGTGCCGAGTAAGTTACAAAAAACGCATAGCGGTTACGGTTGACGCCGTGGCCGCTTTTGTGTATATTAGGGGTATGGACATCAAGACAACAGCACCGTGGATCAATCCCGACGACGAGTTCACCGACGCACTAGGTCACCGCCACAAGGCGCTACGGATCGACCGAGTCGAACGAGCGGACGGATACTACGTCTACGTGGAGGGCCAAGGCTACCCCGAGTTCTACCTGCGGGACCATGCGGTCACCATCCACGTACCCGACCGTAAGTTCAAACCGGGCGAGTTCGTCACCGCACGGAACGGTAAGGGTGACTGTTACCAGATCGACCGTGTCTTCACCGACCGGTGGGGCAAGACCTACTACGTGTTCAACAACGGTGCGGTGGATATCCGCAAGCGGAACCGCTCCGGTTGGCACGAGGCCGACCGTGCCGACCGAGGTTACAAAAAACTCTCAGATCACTGACTTGCACCGACCGCACCGATGCGGTAAGCTTATTTCATCAGCCAAACAACAGGAGGAATCATGAAGCTTCGTTACACCGAACACCGGACCACCGTCACCCAAGACCACGTCGAGGCCAGCGAGGACTTCACCGGGCCGATGGGGTTCCGGGATGTCATGCAAAAGGAGATCGCTATCTGCAAGGACTACGGGTCCTACGAGGCGGCTGAGAAGCTGGCCGAGTGGGGCAACTTCCTCACCGAACACGAAGAGGTACAGGTGGGCGAGAAGATGGTCCATCACTACGGCACCGGCCTTGATCCCGTAGGAACGTGGGAGATCATCGCGTAGCTACAAAAAACGCTTACCGCATCCGAGTTGCACACCGCGTCCGGATGCGGTAAGCTTTGAATATGGAAACCACAGAGAACTGCTCCGTATGCGGAGCCGAGACATACACCACCGGAGAGGTCAAGACCTTCCGAGTGTGCGAGGATAACCCGACGCACGTCTTCTACTCTCACAACTGAAAGGTTCACATCATGTCAAACACCACACCGCAGGAAATGGTCGAAGCGTACGAAGCAATCTCCGAGTCTGACAACCGGGTCAACGTGGGTCGCGCCGATGCGATCTACCACGTCGGCAAGCTCATGACTGACGAGTGGACACCGGAGTTCGTCTCCGATGTTCAGGCAGGAATCGTGGACACCGGCCAGTTCGACTACGATCCGCACTACCACTACGGCTACCTCACCGCGTGGAACGCCATGGCCGGTCTACTCAAGGGCGAACCGCTCAAGTCCATCGCCAAGGAGAACGGCTAGTCATGGTCAAGGTCTTTCACTCTGAGGACGAGGCCCTACAGGGCTACAACGGCAAGCGTGTGACCATCCTCCGCAGGTGGCAGGAGGTCTGCAACGGGTTCGTGTCGCACGTTGTAGAGGTCCGATTCGAGGACGGCACGGTGCTTACCTGCTGGCCGTCCGAGGTAGTTACAAAAACCGCTTAGCTGCGCAGCTTGCATCGGCTGCGCTGCTGCGGTAAGCTGGTAACACAAGCCAACCACGAAGGAGAAACAAAATGGCAAATCTCAAGTTCACCCCCCAGTCCCACGAAGACGCTGCTAAGGCTCTCGGATTCCGCGACAGCCTCGTGATCGGCCACAACACCGAACTCCGCCGTCTAGGGGACGGCTCCATCGTCGCCACGTACCACGGCAACAGCATCGTACGGTACACCACCGAAGGCGTGTTCGCTACGTACGCCGGATGGGCCACGTCCACCACCACGAACCGCCTCAACCAGCTTGCACCGGCCCGGTTCAACATCAAGAACCGTCAGCCCCAGATCAACGGCAAGACGCTGGAAGACTGGTCCGAATGGGTGAAGGTCAGCTAGTTACAAAAAACGCTTTGCCCGTTGGACTTGCATGGATGCGGTCCAGCGGGTAGAGTTGTTTTATCAGCTACCGATGAACCGAAAGGGAATCCAATGAACTCCATCGCCACCCTCCACAACCACTTCGACATTCAGGTTGACTCGAACCACACGTGGGACGAACCGAACCGCACGGTCCAGATCGAGGTGTTCCCGCTGGGCATCACCGCCGAGGGTCTGAACGAGACCGATGGGATAACGACGCTGGCCTTTGTGGAAATCCCGAACGGTACCGACGTCTGCGAGGACATGTGGTACGACTCCACCGACACCGAGGCTCTCGCCAAGCTCCCGCAGACATGGCAGGATGCCGTGCGGTCTGCCGTGGAGACTGCGAAGGAGACGCAGGGTCCGCTCGGGCCGATGCGGTACGCATACGGCCAGACCGTCTTCCTGACCGAACACCGCTTCCCCGGTGACGTGGAGGACTTCACCACCGATGGCCGGTACGTTGTGGAGATGGCCAACAGCGGCATCCGCGACGTGTTTACCGAGGCCGAGATGGAGCCGTACGACGCCAACCGCTGGGAGGACGGCGAGGACTGGAACGCCTAGTTACAAAAAACGCTTACCGTGTCGAGTTGCCAACCGTGACTCGATGCGGTAAGCTTGTTTTATCAAGCCAACCGAAAGGGGAACACAATGGAAATCACCAAGGCCAAGTTCATGGAAGCCGTCTCCCACACCGAGGAAAACCACGACGACATCCGACTCCGGGAGGGCTACTCCGGTCGCGGGATGTACGGCGAGACCTGCTACGGCGTCGTCGGTGACGAGACCGCTCTGGCCGAGTTCGAAACCGCTCTCGCCCTGCTTACCGTGATGGATGACCTCGATGATGAGGTGAACGGCTACACCGCCCTCAACGCCTTGACCGACGTGCAGGACATGCGCCGTGAGGACTCGATGGGGCTGGACCGCATCTACTACTACCCGAGCCTGACGGTCACCGAGTAGTTACAAGAAACGCTACGGCATCACATTTGACACAACGGATGCGGTGCCGTAAGCTTGTTCTATCAGGCCAACCGAAAGGAACACAATGTCAACCGATACCGAGTCACCGTTCACCGTGGTAGGTGCCGCCGAGTATGATGCGGCTACGGATACCCTCACACCGTTGGAGGAACCGAACCGTTGGGAGTCTGCCGGTAAGCTCACCGCGCCCGAGGGCTACCGCCGAGAGTACCGTGATGCGCTGTGAACGAGAAAAAACGGGAGAAGTTCTGGAACGGTGCGACGGAGTACACCGGAGGGATACCGAACTACCGGTTCCATGACGAGTGGTACTACCTTGTCACCGATACGGCTTACCGTGTCGTGGACGTATACTCTCTGGATCAGGCGCTGTACCTGTTCCACAAGATTGTAGAGGATGAAATGTGTGCGGTCTACCTCTACCGTGGCCGGGACCATATGGCGACGTACAACGGCGGACAGTCAGAACCGGAGTGCGAAATCTACTACTCCGTTACAAAAAGCGCATTGCCGGAATGGCTTGCGGCGCTCTCCAAGATACAGTAGGATGTAGGCATGAGGACATTCAGCTTCACCACATACCGTCAGGACGATGCGGGTTACATCTACCGGATCACCGAGACAATCTCGGAGGCCGTATTCCGAGACGGTGGGTACGTGCCGCAACGTGTGCTATCCACCGTAGAGTCCGAGGTCCGGGATGTTGACACCGACTACCCTGATGCCTTAGACTATCTACAAGAGGTCAACCAACAGTACTAGAAGGGAACATCATGGCACCGAAGAGGACTCAACTGGAGTGGACCGAACTGGCCGTCAAGGGTCTGGAGACCAAGGCAAAAGAGGCCGGGTTGCTGGGCGCAGACGAGCGGCTTGTCTACACCGCACCAGACAAGAAGAACGGCGTTACGGCTAGCATTGTGGCTTATGACAGCCACGGTGTTGTGGCCCGTCCGCTGTACTGGATCGCGGAACCGTTGCCGGGAGACACCAACCGGACGGTCGAACGTATCGTCAATGCGCAGGAGCGTATGCTCTACGCCACGCTTCTTCAGTCCAGTTTCGTCAAGGCAATCGACGCTCAGGACTAGTTACAAAAGACGCTTAGCATCCATCTTGCATCTGATGCGGATGGGTGCTAAGCTGTAGGTATCGGCCAAACGAAAGGGAAGACAATGGCAAAGTTCACGGAAGCACCGGCAGACACCCCGTTCAACCGGCGACTGGCGGAGGGTCATCTGAACCGGACAGGCCACAAAATGAATCTGGTGCAGGTCAGCGACGACGGCATCTTGTGGACCAACGTACGGTTGTGTTGCGGCGAAACCATACCGGAGACCGTGGACACGTGGCAGGAGAAACCTACTCCATCGTGGTAGTTACAAAACACGCTTAGCGTCCGGACTTGCGAGTTCGGACTCTATGCGGTAAGCTTGAGTTATCAGCCAATCGAAAGGGAAGACCATGAAGCAATTTCGGCTTTTGACAGTGACCAGCGTAGACCGCAAGAAATTGATCTCCGTTCCCATCGGACAGATCACACTCATCGGGTACGGGCAATACACCGGTACGGGTCGGTTGATCCTTACCAGCGGTGGGCACGTGGACACCGTCGAACCGTACGAGGATTTGGTCTCCCTGTACGAGGAACTGGCGGAGTACGAGGGACCGAACCGGTAGTTACAAAACACGCATAGCGGCCCTAGTTGACACTGGGGCCGCAGGTGTGTATACTAGAAGTAGATGGTAAGCCATTGATATCGGCCCTGTAGCGGGGTCGGGGGAAAGAGCCATCCTAAACGCGTTTCGGCCTTTTATTTTTTGGGTCCTCTGGTTTCCCTGCCCCGCGTCTTTGCGGCTCCGCTTCATAGCTTCATTCTTTCACAATTTCGATGCGGATGCAAGTCTACAAGAAACGCGTTACAAGAAACGCATTGCGGTTAGAGTTTGCATCCGGTGGCCGTATGCCGTAGAGTAGAGCTATCGGGAACGACCGGTTCCCCCGAAGCCTTGGAGGTCTCATCATGGGCGCACCCCGTATCGGTAACGTGCTGGACGTTCCGACTAAGCGTGTATATGCCGCTAACCCTAACTCGGCCCGTATCGTGGACGTGTGGCGGCAGGCTACCGTTTCCGAATTGGTAGAGGGTATGGAGTGGTACCGTGACGCTCACGCGCTCGCCGTGGAACTCTCCCCTACTGATCCGGCGCAGGCCGCTGGCGTTATCGCCGCGCTGTCTCCCCTTATGTCATGGGGTCAGAATGTGGTGCTGGCAGTCCGCGCATATGCGGACGGTAAAGCATCCGGTGCACTCTTTAGCAACGTTGCTAAAGCCAACCGTATCCTCGCCGGTGAGCGTCCGGAGGATGTACTGGGCGGCGATAAAGTACGGGCGTTCTACGGTGCTATTGCTGATCCGGCATCGGATGCGGTTGTCGTTGACCGGCACGCGTTCGACATTGCCGTTGGCCGCGTGACTAACAACGAGTCGCGGCAGGCACTGGGCCGTAAGGGTGTGTACGATTCGTTCGCACGGGCCTACGTACGGGCCGCTAAGGCCATTTCAGCAGAGACTGGCATGGATGTATCGGCCAGTCAGGTACAGGCCGTTACGTGGACGGTATGGCGTAGGCTCAAGGGTCTGTAGTTACAAGAAACGCATAGGCGGCAGGACTAGACACCCTGCCGCTTATGCCATAGACTTTATTCATCGGAACAATCCGAACCACTTAGGAGGCCAACATGGCAAGCATCGCAGAAACTCTTCTTACCCGCACGGCACGCGACGGCGGCGTTACTGTCTCACTCGTTAGCGGCGACGTGGCCGCGCACACGTCGGGGTTCTACGTCGGCGGACGCGTCAAGGAAACCATCGTTTCCGACCCGTCAAGCATCGGGGACTACCTGACTGCCGTCTCCACCATCACCCGCCGTGCCGGTGGCGTAGGCTACGTGGGAGCGTGGAAGAACCACGAGACCGGTCTGGTCCACGTGGATGCATCGGATCACGTGGAGGACTTCGGGACCGCCGTACGGATCGCGCAGGAACGCGGCGAACTGGCGATTTGGGAGATCGCGGGCGGAACTGAATTCCGCCTCTAGTTACAAAAACCGCATAGCGTCTAGGACTTGCGTCTTAGGCGCTATGCGGGTAAGCTAGTCATATCAGCCAAACCAAACAGGAGGACAAAATGCCGCTCATGTCAGTCAAGCTCAAGAATCGCATTCTCAAGGCCGACCCCACGTTGGAGGTCCACCTGCGGAACATCCGGGTCAATGCGGACCCTCGCGGATGCTCTGGATTCATCGTCAACCCTGCCAATGGCAAGGTCGTGTACGTAGACACTGAGGAAAGTGTCTACGGGCCGCTACGGGGCAAGATTCTGTACCGGACGGCGGAACACACCAAGGACTTTACCGGTGGCGTCAACCGGTGGGCAACGGATGAAACGCTCGTTGCGGACGTGCTGCAACTGCTCAAGTAGTTACAAAAAACGCTTACGGGATGGGACTTGCACAATGCGGTCCCATCCCCTAGAATTGAAGTATCAGCCAAACAGGAGGAACAAAATGGATCGCGAAACTCGGGCCGAAATCATCTGCAACCTTGCAGGCAAGGACCCCAACAACGAGGCCGACTGGGCGGAGGCTTTGAAAGAAGCTGACCAGCAGATCGCAGACGGGTTTGAATACCAGTAGTTACAAAAAACGCTTAGCGGATGGGGTTGCATCTAGCGGCCCCATCCGGTAGACTCTTACTATCAGCCAAACAACGGGAGAGGAACCCAAAATGGACTGGATCACTGTAACACCGGCTTACGGACGCGACTACCGCAACAAGACGGAGGCGCTCGCAGACTGGGATGCGGACAAGGACTTTCGGGAGACGGCGTCCAGCAAGTACATCAACAAGTCGCAGGCCGAACGGATGGGACTCAAGGTCATCATCCGGTACGGGAAGGGCATGAAGAATCTGGACACCACGGCGAAACGCCGGTAGAACTTACAAGAAACGCTTAGCCGAAAGGCTAGGCGTTTTTTGTTGTTGCGGCCTAAAAAATAAGGCCAGACTCGGCCTTCCCCGCCACCCGTCTCAGGGCGGCTATCATGTTCGCCTTGCGGCTATAAAATAAGCTTACCACCTTGCGGATGCAGATGCAAGTCTACAAGAAACGCATTGGGACTTGCGGATGCGCTCGCATGCGTGTACGTTTAGGGTAACGGATCAACGAAAGGGAAGATCATGTCGGACTACACGAAGTTCCAGATGTACAGCTACGGGACGCACAACCTTGTGGAGACGTGGCAGACCTACGGACACAACGCGGCCATTCTGGCGGACGTGGAGTATCGGGACGGTATGTGCACCGTGACTGTGTACGACCCCACAACATCCCGTTGCCGTACGTACGACAACCGGCCTACCGTGGCCGCTCTCGGTATCGTAGAGCGTCACCTAGAGCGCATGGGTTACAAAAACTGCGTAGAGGTTCGGGACTTGACGGCTGAGACCTCGGAGGACTAAGCTTAGGTATCGGAACAACCTAGGAGGCGGACCATGGCACGCAAACCACGCGCTAGTGAAGTAGCTACAAGAAACGCATTCTTGGACTACTTGGAGTCACTGGAGACTCGGGCGACGGAGGACATTTGCGGAGTCTGGTATAACCGTCTGGGAGCCTCTAAGCATGCGGCAGGGGAATTGTGCCAGTGGGATATGTTCAGCCGCCCATGGCACCTTGTAGCGCGTTACGCGTCTGAAGAGCTTACGGAGTGGTTCGCTCGCAATGGCCGGATGACGTTTACCGAGTGGCGCGAATCGGAACGCGAATACCTGCGGGAACAGTTTGACATGTACGCACAGAGCGCGTAAGCTCTAGGTATCAGCCAAACCAACCAGTCAAGGAGACTAAAATGGCAAAGACTTTCAAGCTCACCAACCAGCGGGCAAACGAACTGCTGGCAGACATCCGGCAGGTATCCGCGCAGGAAGGTGACTGGCGGGCAACGCTGGACAATCTCGAAGAGACGTTCGAAGCGTTCGCGGAGATGACGGCGGAACCGGAGCGTGTGATCTTCCGGAAGTTCACCCATGACGGCGCAATCATCGCCCTGCTCCCTGACCAGTACAACGAGCGGAACGGCAACATCGGGAGCTACATGGAGTTGGGACAGCACGCGGAGACGGCTCCCGATTTCGGAGACACCAAACCGGCAGACGCACCGGAGTACCGGAACCTCTACAACGAGTTGGTACGGCAGGGTTACCACAACCTGAAGGTGGTCAAGCGTTTCGGGAAGCTTGGCCGGTAGTTACAAGAAACGCATACGGGACCGGAGTTGCTTAGGTGGCTCCGGTCCTGTAGTCTTTAGGTATCAGTTCATCAACGGCACAGGAGGCCACCGTGGTATACATGCTCACCATCAAAGACTTGGAAACCCGTCCGGAGGGTACGTACTACACAGGACCGCTGGAAGAGGCTAAGGCCTTTATCGCGGACTGGATCAACTCCACTGAGGCCCGATACCTCGACACCACCGGTAAAGTCCGGTACGCGGTCTACCTGACCTTGGAAGTCGGAGACGGCAAACCTGCCAGCATGGACAACTGCAACGACATTGGGGTCGGAGACACCAGCGAAGAGGCTTGGCGGTACGCTCTGGGCGCAGAGTTTGGACCTGCCGACGACGAGTTTAGCGCGTTCCCGCTGACACACGACAAGCGGGAGGCTGTAGAGGCTATGGTGGCGCACCACTTCCCGGAGCGTCTGGACGCGTTCTACTCGCCCACAACAGGCCTTGCGGCAGTCGAGGACACGGATGGGAACATGTGGCGCGTGTGGCCGGATGGGGACATTGAGGTCTACCGCCGATAGGTTACAAGAAACGCGTAGCGGGTAGGATTTGCGTCTTACCCGCTATGCGTGTATTCTTTAGGTACAAGGTAAGAACAACGGCTAGGAGGCCACCATGAACAAGGCAAAAGCGGAGAAGGTACTGGCAGAGGTTGAAGAGCAGTTCAAGCTCTACATCGAAGCAGGGTACCCGAAGCCGAACCTGCGGGATGCGGACCATGAGCAACTGCCCAAGGGTTCGTGGTCCATCGACTGGGAAGATGGTCCGGACGAATGGTGCTACGCAATGCCAGCGTCGAAGATTCCCGGCGTTTTCGTGGAGCCGATCATGTCGTTTGTTCTCGGAGTCTACGACGACTGAGTTACAAGAAACGCTTAGCGGGTACGGGTTGGACAACAGCCCGTACCTGCTGTAGTCTTTACTTATCGGTTCAACCGGAACCGCCGAAAGCCTAGGAGGCTATCATGCTTGAAGCTCGCACCCTCTCCCGTTCCCCGCTCAACTTCCTCCCCAACGACTCGGTAAGCATCGAGGGCATGTTGGTACGTGTGGACCGCGTAGAGGCCCTTACGGCGAATCTGGTACGCGTTGAGGGGAACGTCATGAGCTTCCCCGTCTCAATGGTACTGGGCGCTACTCAGATCATGAAGGTAACCCGCATGGTCCACATGCTGTAGGTTACAAGAAACGCGTAGGCCGGTGGACTTGTGTCCATCGGCCATAGCGGGTAGGATCATGGTATAAGGTAGAACCAACCTACAAAAGGAGGAATCGTGGACAAGTTCAAGCTCGGTTACATCGTTGGCAAGCGTTACCGCGTGTGGACGGGAGACGTGGACTTGGTCCTCGGCTACCGTGATGATGGATGGGTCATCGTCCAAGACGAGAAGACTGGCGTAATTCGTACGCACATCACCACGTGTTCAAGCACTCCGCTCGACTAGCTACAAGAAACGCTTAGCCGGTAGGACTTGCGCCTACCGGCTGAGGCGTGTAGTCTTGAGGTATCAAGTCAACCACTCCAAAGGAGACACAGTGAACTTCGAAGTCGGAACCAAAGTCGAAATCCTCGAACGCGGCGCATGGGTAGGCCCGTTCACCGTTACGGCAGACGCGGGACGCACGCCGGATCACGTAGTGCTTTACGGTCCCTCTGGCCGGTTCGAAGTCTACAACGACGCACCGTTCAACATCCGTAAAGCTTAGTTACAAAAACCGCTTAGGGAGTCGGACTTGCATCCGGCTCCCATAGCGGGTAAGCTTTAGGTAATGGAGCAACCGGCTCCCCAAAGTCCTAGGAGGACACAATGACTGGTGAAGAGTACTTGGAAGAATCGGGCGACTTTGAGGACGCCGTGCAGGATTTGCCGCTGGCCGGTGGCATAGTCGGACGCCAGATTGTGGCGTACTTCGAAAACCTCGACGGACGCGTGGCAGTACATGCCGAGTCCATCGACCACGTTGGAGAGGGCCAGCACGACTACCGGATCACCTTTGAGGGTGGACAGGTTCAGGCCTACCGCGTGACGTTCTCCAGCACCAACATCTTCATTTCCACCATCGTGGACGCAACGCCGCTCAACTAGTTACAAAAACCGCTTAGCGGTTAGGGTTGACACTCTAGCCGCTAAGCCGGTAGACTCACTACATCGGAACAATCCGGAAACCAAAAGGAGAAAGTCATGAAGTCGGTAATCACCAAGCTGGAAGTCTCGGAACGTCTGCTGGGCGTGGAGAAGTACGAACTGGAGATCAAGGGCAAGAAGGCTCACGGGACCATCGTGGAACTCCACACGGACATTGACAGCGGCCAGCGCCACGTGTTCGTCCTGACGCCGGTAGACGGCGGTCTGTCGCCCTCCACGGCGGATGCAGTAGCTCGACGCCTCATCGACGGCGCTCGCAAGTTCTCGGGCAACCACGTCGGCCCGAACAGCGTGGTACGCGTCGGACGCTACGCGGCCAGCTAGTTACAAAACACGCATAGAGCCTCGGACTTGTGTCTGAGGCTCTTAGCGTGTAAGCTTTAAGTATCGGAACAATCCGACAGAGACAAAGGGGTAGGACATGAACAACACTCTCATCCACAACATCGTGGATATGACGCGATTCGCGGTTAGCTCTGTGAATTTCTCGCAGGTCTACGCGTTCGACAACGGTACCAAGATGGCCGTGTCGCGTAACGCCATGACAGGCGGGCACAAGGCCGGTTACATGGCCGTCCTGCCTTACGACAAGGCCGGTAATCAGGTAGATGATCGGGCGGAGGCGTGGCTCTCAGCGGAGGACGTGGCTATCAAGATGGAAGTCCTCGCCAGCGAGTAGTTACAAGAAACGCGTAGGGCCTAAGTTGACTTCGGTTAGCTTAGGCCTTATGCTTGTAGTACACACCAACCGAAAGAAGGACACCATGGCGCGCAACTCCACTCCCGCCACTCGTGCCGAGGCTCGCGACAAGGCCGAGGTAATCGGCGCGGCTGAGCGCGTGATCTACGCGGAAATCAACGACTTTGTGTTGCGGGTAGGCAAGCACAAGGCTACGCCGTTCCTCGCGGTACTGGGCGGGTTCGCCTACATCATCTTTGGTCACGAGCTTGTGAACTCCATAAACCTGTGATACAATGAACTCACAGACATAAAATGAAGCCTCTGGGGATGACCACCAAATCTCCCCGGAGGCTTCGCCAATTGTGGGAGAGGTTGGCTTACAAAAAACGCGTAGCGGATAGGTTTGCATTCCGGCGCAAAGGTGGTAAGCTTAGAACATGGAAAGGGAGGTTAGGAGCCTCCACCCGCCAGACTAAGAATCTGGGGGTCCGGGAAGTTCCCACCCACTGGGAACCGTCAGCCCCACGCACGGGGTTACAAAACCCGCTTAGCGGATGGAGTAGACAGGCCGGTTGAAAGCTGGTAGTCTTATTCCATAAGCAGTTCACAACTCCACAGAGAAAAGAGCAGACCATGAAGGTTTTCTTCGAAGCACTGGTCGATGGACAGTACGTCAACCAGAAGCGTCTGGCGGATATCCCGGATGAGAAAGCTTACGCTCGGGCGGCTAAGGCCTACCCGAATGATCCGGACTACGTGGAGCAGATGCTCGACGGACGCGGCTACATCTACATCAACGGCCACAACTGCCGGTTCACCTACCAACAGGACAGCCTCTAGTTACAAGACACGCATAGGGCCTCTACGGAGGCCCTATTTGCGTTTGGGCGGAAAGGTGGTATCGTTGAGGTATCGGCAAGGGTTGCCGGTAGGAAAGGGAGTCATGGAACTCAACGTCAAGTACAGCACCGCGAATCTGGAAGCAACCAAGGGTAGCGCGGACGCCTCACCCGGTGACCGCAACGCGGCACCCTACCTGCTGAAGCTGGACACCGTGGAGCGGCGTCTGCGGGCTGTAGGCGAGGCCCACACGCTCATGAACCTGCTGGGCTTCCGGTACTCTGAGGCTGTCTACAACGCCGTATCGGACCTGAGTAAGAACATTGCCGCTGGGCAGGAGGATAAGGCCCTCTACGGCGAGGCTATCGCTAAGCGGTACCGCGACGAAGAGAACGCACGCCGGAAGCTGGAACGCGGGTACTGATACAAAAAACTCTTAGGCTCTCATCCTCCGGGATGGGAGCCTATTGTTTTGTGTCTGGGCGGGGCTGTGTGGGCCTCTACGGGGCTGTGAGGGATTGGGTGGCACTCTCACCCATGGCGGCGATTCTAGGGCCTTAGGCGGGCACGTAGGGCCTGCGGTAGGCCTGCGTAGCTGTGAGGCTCTGGGCGGCTGTCTGCGGGCCTAACTGGGCGCAGACGCACAAAGACCCCCAACCTTTCGGTTGAGGGCCTCTGTGGGGCTGTGGAGGGCCTAGGCTTCGATGTCCTCGGGGCTGATGTCCATCACGTAGGCTTTGATGTTGACCTCGTCATCTGACTGGCCTGAGCGGTCCCAAGGGTTGATGCAGGGAACGTCTGCGGCTTCGATTTCCACCTGAAGGGAGCCGTCCGGGTTGGTGGCCGCGATATCGGTTACGGTCATCTCTTCGCCAGCTTCGAGGACTGCCGTCCATCCGCTGGAAAGGTTGATTTCAATGCGCCGGTTGAGCTTGATGGTCTGGCCGATTTCGATGAACATGGTTCCCTTTCGTGGCCGGTGTTTCCGGCTCATGTAATGAGCTTACCGGACAAACAGAAAACGCGCAACCCCGAAGGGTTACGCGTTTTTTGTAAGTGGGGCTAGTCCTCATCCCAGACTTCGCCCGCGTAGTCGTCCTGTTCGGACGAGTTGCAGACTGGGCACTGATCCGTGCAGGAGGCCCAAGAGTAGATGTAGTACCACGAGCCGTCGAACTTGGAGCGGGTGGGGGAGACGATGCGCTGGTGGCCAGCGGCGTCGGTGTAGACCTTGTCGCCGGGGTATTCTGCGAAGGTTGACATTGTTTTCTCCTTGTTTGGTTTGACCTTGTACCTACAGCTTAGCATGGTTTCGCGGGGCTTGTCTACTCGGGAGGCTGTGCGTTTTTTGTAAGGGTCCTAATTATTTTAGGGGTCCTCTGGTTTCCCAGCCATGTCCGCTTCATGGTTTGAGTCTACGGGGTTTGAGGGTGAGTGTCAAGCCTGCGGCAGACACAAGAGAGAGGGGAGCCTCTCGGCTCCCCTCTAAGCGTTTCTTGTAGTTACCAGCGGTCCATCATGAAGGTGTGTCCGCCGAATCCTTGGATGACTCCGCAGATGACCATGACGATGGTTGCCACCACCAGCCCGCCCATGAAGGCCCATCCGATGATGCAAAAGAGAATCCAAGATGCGATATCGAGGAAACCTTTGATTCCGGTGTATGAAGACTTCATGGCCTGCTCCTAAGTTTGTATCGGCTTGTTCCGATGTATAGAGCTTAGCATAGGCTCCGAGTAGTTGTCTACCCGAAGCCTATGCGTTTTTTGTAGCTGTGCTAGCGGTCAAGCGGCACGCGCTCCAGCGAGCCAGTGCCGAAGTAGTCCACGTTGAGCAGGTACTCAGAGCCGTTCCAGCGAGCGCGTGCGCCGCTCCTGTAGCCATTGTCGAGCATGTGATCTGCGATAGCCTCGCTAGAGGCGTTCTCGATGGCGTAGGCCTTGCCACGGACCACGTAGCGGCTTCCAGCGGCTCCCCGTACCGTGCGCTGAGTCTGGTTCTTCTTGATGGTCTTTCCCATTGTCTTACTCCTTGTGTGCGTTTTTTGTATTGGAATTGCCATTAGTGGCATGCCCTACTAGGTAGCGTACCACCTAGTAGAGCAAACTGCTAATCGCGGGCTTCGTCGTCCGAGACTTGGAACATCCACGAATCGGTGTAGATGTTCCGGCGAACTGTGATCTTGCCCTGAGCTACCAGCGATTCGAACGCCTCGCGGTAGTTCTTGAGGTTCGCGGGAGTCTCGCGGATGTTGTGCCACGCGAGCGTGCTTTCGACGGTACGCTCCACCATGATGTCCCGGTGAGTGGTGTGGGAGTCGTAGAATCCGTCGTTCCACTCGTTGATGTAGGTGAGGATGTTGTCTTCGCGGCTCATGTCTTGCTCCTTGGCTTGTCTCGGCTTGTTCCGATATGGATAGCTTACGCTAGTCGGGAGAGTTATGCAACCCTCCCGACTAAGCGTTTTTTGTAGCTAGTCTTCGAGGTCTTCGATCTCTTCCACCTCTGCGGCTTGGAAACCATGCTCGTCTTCGAGTTCTTCGAGAGTGGTGTACCAGAACCCGCCGACCCCATCCGGAGTGATGAAGTACATGTCATCCTTGCGGACGTAGTACGCGGTATCGACGGTGAGTTCGGAACGGGGAGTGAGGGTTGCCTGTGCCATTTTCTTTTCCTTTGTTTGGAGCGGCTTTGCTTATGTGTCTAGCTTAGCCTAGGTGGGAGAGTATTGCAACCCTCCCACCTAAGCGTGTTTTGTAACTACGCTTTACCGTAGTGCCCACCGTCTGGCAGGTCACCACAGCAGGGGAAGAAGTGGATAGGCCACGCCTCATCCTCGCCACCCTCTGCGATGAAATCGGCGTTGTAGTCGAGCCACAGATCACGCTTGCTGTCGAAGTCGTCATCGAACCAGTCGTGACCCTTCTTGGCTTTGGGAACGTCTGCACAGTCTGCGCGGTGAACGCTCACGTCGTAGTCGTTGTTCCCATTGCCGTTGATGGTTACCAGTTTCATGATGACTCCTTAGGTCTATCGGCTTGTTCCGATATGAATAGCTTACACGCAAAAGGCCCGAGAACCAAATCTCGGGCCTATGCGTTTTTTGTAGCTAGTTGACGTAGATGCTCACCTTGTTGGCAACATCCCAGACGGCCAGTTCCTCGCGCTCCTTAGCTACGAGCATTGCCGTCTCGTAGTCCTCGTACCACTCGGAGGCTTCAGCGTAGACAACACCGGACTCTACCCACGTGCCCATCAGCCCGAGGCCTTCAGTGGTCGCGTAAGCCATTCCCAGTGCGTACTGGTAGTCTCGGGTATCCGAGGCCTTCAGGTCGAACATGTGGGGCTTGTGGAGGCCTGCCACGTAGTAGCCGGTGGTGTGCGAGGCCATGGCCATGGTGGGGCTGGAAAGGTCGAGAGTGCATCCACCGTTGGCGGACGTCTCACGTGAGAGGGTGACGCCGCGAATCTGACCATAGGTCCGGAGCTTCGGCGTGACGCCGGAGTTTTCGTTGCGCATGGTCTCTACTGTCTGAGCGGACATTGGTTCCTCCTGAGTGGATCGGATGGTTTGATATGAAGAGCATACCACTACTTTTGCGGATGATGCAAACTGCGCGGATGACGTGCGTTTTTTGTAAGTTGCGCGTGAGCGCGGATGCGTGTAAGCTGAGAGTATGAAGCAACCGATTGAAGCTGGGTCACCGGAGGACCCACAAAATAAGTGGGTCGGAAAGTAGGCATCACTCCATTCTCTCATAGTTTTTGGGTGGTTGTCAAGTGGGCTGAGGGCAAAAGAAAAGGCCCTTTCGGGCCTTCCCTTTAGAGTACTTCGTACTTGCCATTCGGCTGGCGGTACTTGATGTACGTGCAACCGGCGTCGTACTGCGCCCATTCCAGCGGCTGGAATGCATCCTCGCTGTCCGCGTCACCGTAGAAGTAGCCGGTGAAGTAGCAGTTGTCGTCGTCGTCGTAGAGCTTGAAGTGGGTACCCTTACCGGCCTTGCCGTCGCGGATGCTGGCACGCTCTGCGTTGCTGGTGCCGTACACGCGGGGAGTTTCCAGCTTTTCCAGCTTTTCACCGAAGTTGGGGTTGCTGTCTTCGATTGCCGAGTGAGTGATCGTGAAACCCATTGTGACTCCTAAGTCCGTTTCTCAAGCTCCCTGCTTGATGACTCAAGCCTATCATCTATTCGGCAGATTGCAAACCCCAATTTCGCAATGCGTTTTTTGTAACCGGCCTGAAAGTAAAAGGGGTCCTCTGGTTTCCCTGCCTCCGGAGCTTCATAGTTCCATGGTACCGGCTTTGCCGGTGGGAAGCAAGTCCCTGAGGACAAAAGAATAGGACCCCTTTCGGGGTCCTATTCTCTAGTCTTCGTCGTCTCGCGGATCGTAGATTTCCCGCTGACGTTCGCGGATTTCGTAGAGTTCCTCGTCCCACTTGCCAACCAGTACGCGGTACCGTGCGGCCTGATCGGAGGTCATCCGCTCGCCGTTATCTACCATGTCGTCAAACAGGGACAGTTCGCGGGCCTCTTCGGTGGTGAGCTTTGCCATGATGTTCTCCTAAGTCTCTCGGCTTGTTCCGATGTACTAAGACTACAGGCATAGGGGACAGGATGCAAGTCCTATCCCCTACGCGTTTTTTGTTACCGCTTACGGGTGAACACGTGCCACGTGTGGGGCAGGTTCACGGATCGGATGACCACGGAACGCGGGCTGACCTGTGGCCGCTTGTGGTAGGTCCCTGTGTACCGATACGGGTTGCTGTAGGTGTAGCGGATGTCTACCGCGTCGAAGGACTCCCACGCGTCACCGATGCCCTTGTAAGAGCCTGTGCACTGTGTGCGGCCTGTGGTGTCACAGTCCCACGTCTGCGGCTTGTGAGTGGCCGCTGTGGCCGGTGAGAGCATACCGAGGGCGAGGGCGAGGGTTGCGGCGAGGGCGAGCAGGATGCGGGTAAGGTTTTTCATGTGTCTCCTTTGGGTTGCGGGTATCCAACATATAAGACTCTAGGGCATGCGGTGCACGATTGCAAGCTGACTATGCGGCGCACTCGGGGTAGCTCCACAGTTCCACAGATTCGAACTGATGCGCGTAGGCCTCAGCCTCACACTCGTTAGCTCCCATGGTGTGTGCAAGCTCGTGGAACAGGATGTGATTCCCCCACGCTGTATAGGCAAGCTCAGGGGAGATAAGGACTGCATAGCGCCCATCATCCATAGGGACTGTGCAACCACCTTGGCCTACCTCTGAGAGTGTAGCGCCACAGTTGTCTTCATTCTGGAAGACGAACACCACGTTCTCAGGGTAGTCTACGCCACCATCTGCAAGGGCCTCACGTGCCCACAGTGAGGGCAGTTTGAATGGGGCGAGGGACAGGTAGTCTGAGTAGTTGGCAGACTCCCTAACAGGGGCTGTAGCAGGGGCTGACGTGGGCACTGGAGCGAGGATCGCTGACAGGCTGAGGATGATGGTGAGGATGATGTTCACTGTGTCTCCCTTGTGAATGACTGACTACGTCTATCCTCTCATGTGTTTGTCTCATGTGTCAACTTGAAATGCTCATGAGTTTATACTGTGTTCAAACGCGCACGCCCGCACGCGCACGTGATTGTCCTCTAGTATTTTATTTTTGTCAAGCCATTTGGCGATGCGTTTTTTGTAGGCTCGCGTGGTCAATGCGTTTTTTGTAACGCGCTTGGGTGTGGGTTGTGTGGGATACGCGAAGCGTTTTTTGTAGTGTGGTTTGTGTGGGTTGTTGGGATGCGTTTTTTGTAAGGTGTAGGTTGTGTAGGTTGTATTGCTTTGTTTGATGCGGCATGATACAATCCTTGCGGATGCGGCTGTTTTTTGGAAACTTTTGGGGGTGGGGTCGCTGTACATACGGCTACCTGCTACTAAAAATAGGAAAAAATTACACTAATATACACAGTTAAGTGTTAACTAGCGTCCAGTACCGCCCGCACTACATCATCCGTGCCCTGTACCACCCAGTACGTCTGTCCGTCTGTCGTGGTCACCTTTGTCCGGAAGTAGTCCTTGAATTGAGGCTCCCCATTAGGGAACTGAGCCGCCATAGCACCCTGTAGGCGTTCTACCTGATCAGGATTGGCCCTCCCGATATCCCGCTTCGCCTTGAGATGTGCGAGCGAATCTCGCTGGTACGATTCATGATCCATCCCATAGCCCACCGTGACAACATGCCTCACCACGATATTTTTTCCATCTGGTGTCGATAACAACTTCATTTGCTCTCCTTCGGTTTCTGCGCCGCAGCACGGCACATGCGGTCCAGCTTAGCCTGCCCCTCCGCACGTCCAAGCATCCCGTCTGTAATGTTCTTTCTGTACGTGGGCCAATGTTTGGACCAGCACTCTTTGTACACCGCTTGATTGACGTATACCTCTGGTTTGGTGCTGCCACACGCAGCGCTCCCTAGAAGCACGCCTACAGCCAGCAATACTGTTGCCGTCTTCCTCATTTGCCTTCTTTCGGTCTCTTAATCTTCACAGGCTTCACAATACAAGCCCCGTAGTGTCCCTTCCAGAGTCCGCACTCCCCCAATGTGCACGGACCCTGCCGATCCATCAACTCCTGCTCACGCATAGCCAAGATGCGCTCCAGAACCTGTACCCGATACCCTACAGCCTCCCGGAGCCTCTTGTCAATCTTCCTGTCCGCCGCAGCGAAGCTCGGAAGCCCGAATGCCTTACCGTCTGCCATTGTGATGCTCCAGTTGCGCTCGATACGGATTCTTGTTGTCCTTGGTCGGAGGATGTACATAGCTCAGACGCTTAGGAGAAACCCCTCTTGTCGCGCCCTTGGCCCACCCCTTGTCCCAAGCCTTTGCCTGATACTCCGTGATAAGCTCGATCAGTTCGCCAACCGCATCCTCGTCCCGGCTCAAAATCTCTTGAATCCTGTTTTCCAAATCAACCCCTTCCATCCAAATCCCAAAAATAAAATAGAAAAATTTCTACATAACCATACACACTTACGTGTTAACTTCTAGTCGCGAAGCCTACGGTAGCTTCCCTGCCCGCTTGGTGCCCCCGATGTTTTTAGACCGGCGCACCTGCCGGTTGGGTTTGTACTCCTTCTGGGCCTCGTTGGCTTCGAGAGCCTTCTGAAAGTCGGACTTGGGTTTCTCGGTCTTGGTCCTTCTCTTGAATGGGTTCCAGTTCATACGTTCACCCAGTTAACGAGGTCAACCTCAGAGAACCTCGGAGCAGGTTCCACAACCCACTTCTTGCGCGTGAACTCTACCGTCTCTTCCACGCCGTTCTTCCGCGTAAAGGAGGTTTTTCCGTAGGCCAGTTTACGCCGAATTAAGGAACCCTCCCTCACCCACGGAGCGACATGATGGTAGTTCACCCCGATCTCATCCAGCTTCCTGATCCGACCGTACGTACTCACCCCGTCCAGAGACTTGTGCGAGAAGTGGTGCGAGGCCAGCATGCTCACGCTGTTCTTGATCGCATCCCCCTGCCGCCAGTCGAGGTACCCCTCAACCAGACCCAGATCGGACAGGTGGTGGACTCGGGCATCGAACAGAGCCACATCCCCCTTAGGCCGCAGAGAGTTGAACTTCGCAGTCGCCATGGCCGCAGTGATCGAGACGATCTTCTGAGTCTGACCGCCGAACCACCAGTCCGTGTTCTCGCCAGCCAAGTCCGAAAACACCACGGAGATTTCATCCGACTGGGTGTACCCCAGCACAGCCCCGTCGATGTTCTCACACAGGTACTGTGCAGTCTCCTGCATATGGAACGTGAAGTCCGCGTCGAACGGTTTCTTCAGCTTCTTGGTGTACTTGGAGAAGCCCTTTCCGTCCACGCGCACAACAGCGTAGCTCTTCTTGGGGAGGTACAATCGGTACTCCTTCTCCAAATCCTTCATTACGGTATTCTCGCCGTTCATATCCTATGCCCTTTCATTGCCCAGAAGATGTCTAACTCCACCTCCTTACGTGTCTTACCCACTATACGGAACTCGCGCCCGCTTGTCAACTTCACGATCACTGCCGGGTGGTCCTCCATCTTAGGGGCGACTAACTTGCCCAACTCCCCTTCCAAGTCATCCAAATCCCGGATGCTCCGTGTATCCATCGCAATGTTCATCGAGTCATAATAGTATTTCCGCCACAGCCTGTCATACTCGTGTGACACGCCATCCTCCACCGACTCAATGGCCGATACATACACGGTCACACCGTTCAACTCTACCGTACTCAATTCTCCCCGTCCATCAATAGTCCCGCCAAATAGTCAAGGTCATCCAGTTCATAAAGATCGGGCCATACCGAATAATTCCGGCCCAGCACCGTCTCCACCTGTATCTGCTTGTAGTAGTTGTCGGGCCTCGTGATACTTGCCATCACGTCCCTGAACGATTGATCCTTGTTGTACCCGACGCCAACCGTCGATACGTACTCCGGATTCACCCACGTATCCGACGACAGTTGGAACAGGTCGTACACAAGGGGGTAAACGTCTTTCAGCCCCACAGTAGTGCCCGACACCAGCCGCGCAATCTGGTAGTCATTCTTCCGCTCCACCATCACGATGTGGTCGAAGTTCACCGAACACCCGTCATCATCCAGTCTTACGCGCCTCATCGGTTTCCCCACCAGTACCCTCTAGGAAACTGCCGCTCCACATCTTCCGGCGTCATATCCGAAGACAGGGTGATCCCGCCCGGTCCAGTGGAGATCGTAGTACTTCCGATTACAGGCTCATCCCCAAATCCGTCGTACTTGTGTTCCTCGTAGTCCTTCGTCCCGCGATACCAGATGCCGAAACCCTGCTTCCCTTTCTGGTCCAGTACCCAACCCTCTCGACCTCGGAGGTGTACCGTCATGCCCATGGACCGAAAGGCATCCTCCGGAGAAATCCGGTCTGCCAGAAACACTAGTCGATGCCAAAGCCAACTCCGTACCTTCTTCGTGTTCACTGTTCCCCTTCCTCATACATAATACGGACCTTAGAGCCGTTCGCATTGGTTGTGATTGTTATCTGCCTAATGTCAAACCCTTGTACATTTTCGATAACGGTCTCGTCCGATTCAATCGTCGGTACGTCAATTATAAATTCTTTCATCATGCCCTTTCCAGCCATATCTCTACCTCGGTGCGTGTGTCCCCTGCGGTCCACGACACCTCTACCCGATTTGCTTTTCCGTCCCATTGCTTCGTCAACTCCAGACCGGTACCACGTTCCCACCAGTCCTCGGCAAGTTCCAGAAACTTCGCCCTCGCACCGTCGTACGTGTCCCGGAACAACTCGTTCTCCTACTCGGAGATCACATTGCCCTTCTTCACGCCCACACGCCGCATGATGCCCTTGATGTACCCTCCGTTGTCGGTCACTCCGAGATACCGTGCTTAGCTTCAATCCGCGCACGCAAACCCGCGTACTCCGCCGCAACCGCATTCACCTGTAGCGCCACGTCAAAGTAATGCGCCCGCTCTGGGGAGTCGTCCGGGAACTGGTTACCAACCTCAACAAGGTGGTCCCACACCTCGTGCAACGCTCTTGAGCGAAGCCGCATAGTCGCCGCCTCGTCTGCTTTTCTGTCTACTGCATCCATCTTTTTCCTCTCGTCTTTATCACATCTGTGATACCCTTTGGCAATCAGTGTGTCCGTAATCAGTCCCATTTTGGAGGGATGCTTGGACATAAGGCACTCCTGCACCAGAGCCATCATATCTATCCGATCATCCCACATCATAGTCGCCCTTCACGCCGGAAATCACGTATCCGACCAACGACTGCACTTCCTTGCCCACCGGAACCATACCACGGCGCTTCAAAAAGCTGTAGACAAACGGATAGCACCGTGACACGCTCTCATCCGAGAACATCACGGCGTCAGATACCTCCAGCGCCTTCCGTACGGTCTCCTGAGCGACTTTCTGGTCGTCCTCGGACCAGTTGTCGTACCATGGATACAAGGCCCTTACAGCGGCTTCTAGGCGCTTCTCGTCAATCAAATCTTATCTCCTTCAAGCCAGCAGTCACAGTTACGGCGCACGCTTACGGGCCGACCCCGGTAAAGTTCCCGGATCGGAAAATAGACTGCACACCGCAGGTCGTGGACGGTCCTCTCCCCTTCGTAAGTGCGGATGATCGAGCGCTGTGTCTCGAAGTCCTCCGGAAACGGCTCGGAAAGCCAGCAGTCACACTGCGGGAAGATGTACACGTCGTACGTCTCGCCGGTTCGCTCGTTTGTGGGTGGTCTGTAACGCTTCCGTGTGTTGCAGGAGTTCTGGTGGAACCCTTTGGCGTTGAATTCGAGCAGCAGAAGTTCAGCACGTCCCTCGGAATCAGCCATTCTCTCTCGCTTTCTTCTTTAAATCAAAATGGTACCAGCGCACCTTGCGCCAGAAGACGGACCACATAGCTCTATCCGTAGCGTGATCAACAGCCACGTCCGCATACCAGAGCCGCGCACACGTTTTACACTGTATCACAGCCCCGTGAAGCACCTTAGGAGGCTCGAACGCCACGTACATGCCCGTCTCACACTTGTGCGGTGGCTGGGGCTTCTCAGGGGCATACAGCGTGATCATGTCAGGCAATTTTACTCCTAAGAATCCAGTGGTACCAGCGCAGCTTCCGCCATTTGTTCTTTGTACAGTTCCCGTAGTCCACCTCTGCCCACCAGCGCTGTGCACACTGGTCACATTCCATGATGGTTCGAGGCTCTACCGTGCGGTACTGGTTCAACACGTCCAGTTTCGGCAGGTTGCACCGATGCTCGGCTGCGGGATTGTACAGCAGCACCATTTCGTCCGGGTCAAACTCGCTCGAAGTCATTGTTTCCTCCTTTTCTTTATCCACCCTCCATACTACCTGATTTTAACGACAAAAGCAAGCCCACCCTAGAGGGGCCAGCGCCTGAGAAATTCCTCGTCCGAGACAATCTCCCACTCCGGTTCGACTGCCCTGCAAGCTTCACAGTAGTCATTGGGTTGAGGCCCGACCACCACAGTCTCTCCGGATACGTAAACGTCGAATTCCTCCCTCTCGGTGCAGACCGACCGGGAGCCGTCTGCTGTCCGTACATGTGCCATCTTTCCTCCTTCCTCCTACAGGTGTTTGGCTAGGGCGCGTAACCGGAGTGCGGCATTCTTCATGGTGGCCCGCAGCCGCAACGTGTTCTTCTCCGTGTCGGCACCGGCCTCAAGCTCAAACGCAAGCTGGTCAAGCTCAGCGGCCACGCCAGTGCCGGGAGCCTGCGGGCTGTTGATCAAAGCGGCAAGAACCGCCTCATGCTGTGCGTCCGCAACAAGTTCCAGCATGTCGATCCCAACGAGTACGATCTTGCCCTTCTCTCGGTCGAAGACAACATCGACCTTGGATGGGTTGAACTGGTTGGACCATACAGTACCGAACTTCTGCCGGTTGTAGAGGACTCTGTCACCCTTCTTGAAGTTCATGAGCCTAGGCCCTCCGAACACTTGGTACAGGTTACCTCGGTGACCTCATGCTTCACGGCAGTCGGGTCTGGGACCTTCTTACCGCACATGGTGGCCCACTTGTCCGTCTTGTAGTCCATGACGAACGCGGCATGTACCCGACCGTGAAGGTGGACCGGGAAGATTGTTGTAGGCATTTCTTTCTCCTTTCGCTTTGATTGGTACCCTCAGCGTAGGGGCACGGCCACCAAATGTCAAGCGTCCCGCACCGCGTCGATTGCGACACCGTACAGCCTCCGCATCTCACGAGCATCAGCGGCTTCCTGTTTGGCGAGATCACGGCTGGCCTCGATGGTGGACAGACTCGGCAGGTTGTGTTCCTGATTGAAGATCATGTCCGCATCGTACCGGTTCACGGTGGCGTCCCAGCGTTTGACCTCGACGTTGGCCTGCTTCTCGTCCGCTTCGAGCGCGATCAGCAGCTTCTCTTTGGGTGTTCTCTTCGGCACGGTGACTCCTTCCGGGTCGGTACGGTATATGGGCTTCCAGCATACCGCACCGACCCGGCGTTTGTCAATTCACCGCATCGACATGATCCTTACCGGGTATGTCCCGGCAGTCCTTACAAACACTGCCTGCTTGTGCCCGTACCGTACCTGCTGTAGCTCCACAGAGTACACGGCAATCTGGTACCCGAGGGCCGCAAGCAGGTCTTCATACCCGGCAAACCAGTCCTCCAGAGCGCAGATAGTAGGGAACCCGCACACCTCATCCGGGTAGATTCCCTCCAGCATGGGATCGTCAAAGGGGTCCGAATGTTCCGCGTCCCCATGGACGGCAAACATGTGCGCCAGTTCTTCGTTGTCTTCGTTGTCTGCATACGGCCCCTTACCGTCTGCGGACTCTACCCTAAACATAGAGACCTTCATTTACCCACCGTTCCATAATTACAGCCTTGTCATTCATGCCGGGACAAAAATATGGGCGTACCACTGGGGCACGCCTCGAACCCATACCGTGTGTCCCGCACGGCATACGTATATGTTGTTGTCCGACCGGCAAGCTGCATTACCGGATCAGGCGGTTACTTCTTCCTCAGGAGGGCCTTGCCATAGCTGCTGCGTGTCGGCTCGGAGAGCTTCACCGCATCACCTATAAAACAGTAGGCCGCACCTTCGTTCGTGCTAACCCGGAACGTGTCACAGTTCGGTTGCCTGTCCTCGACAACACCCTCCAGTCCCTTATAGGGGCCAGATGTGATCCGTACCGCATCTCCAACGTCAATAGTGGCTTGGTTCATACCTAGAGTCTACCCGGCACTACTTGGTTTATCAAGTCGCGTAAGTTATGTTACTACTTGACAACTACTCGACTTGACATTTGGCATTACTTGTGTTTCTGGGCAAAAACCCCGGAATCTAGCGGTTTTTGGAGTGCCTCCTGAGGCAATTTCAAAATTGGGGGGGTTGCGCGGTATTGTTAAACGGCGTAGTGTTTGAGTCATGGAAAGCAGCCGAACATAGGAGGCCTACCAGACACAAGTCAAATCAAACACAAACCGAAAGGAAACACTATCATGACTACCAAGACCCTTACACGAGGACAGAAGGCAGCAGCAACCCGTCGAAGCAACATCGAAAAGGCCAAGGCCACGGCAGCAGCAGCAACGGAAGCCACGGCAGCAGCCCTCACGGAGAAGCTTCCGCAAGGCTCAGCCGCTCCCAAGGTCGATCCGATGTTCTCGGACGAAATCGACCCCAACGAGGCCATCGACACGGAAGGGCTTCCCGCACCCGAGGAAGACGCGGACGAACTGGACGAGGAAGTCTCCGCGACTGTGGACAAGGAATTCCGGATGCACATCCAGACGGAATTCGTTCCGGGCAAGGCGGCACTCGCCACACTGACACCGCAGGCCCTGAAGGCTCTGGCGTTCGTCTCCACCTACAACAGCGTCGATGACCAGTCGTCCAGCCCGCGCCAGCACGGCTACCAGCGCGATCCGCTCGACGCTCGGTTCCCTGCCATCGGGCGGTACTTCGCCCAGCAGGAAGGTGACGGGGTCCACACCCACGCCCACCTGATCACGCCGATCATCGCGTCGGTACGCGTCTACTCCGATCAGGAGCGGGAAGAGTTCGTCAAGCTCTTCAACGAGGGCGACATCCACGCGATCCACGAGCGCTTCGGTCGCTCGGTGGTCTCCATCGTGGACGGACAGCACCGAACCGGAGGCCTGTTCTGGGCGTGGGAGAAGGAACACGACTTCAATCCCGATGTCCCGGTGATGCTCTACTTCGGACTCCGCTACGCCGATGAGGCCACGCTGTTCGATGACATCAACACCAATCAAAGGAAACTGCCCAAGGCTCTCATCGAGGCCACCAAGGTACACATGGAGGCGGGCGAGAAGTCCCACGCCCAGACCATCCGCGAGGTCGCCTTCGCGCTGGCTTCGGACGGTGACTCTCCGTGGTACGACCAGATCAACATGACCGGTGCACGTGATCCGGAGAAGCCGATCTCCTACGAGGGTCTGCGCCGCGCCACCGGCAACATGCTTCAGGAGCGACTGATCGCCCGTCTGGAACGGCAGGGCATGTCGCTGGACAAGGTCGCCAAGAAGTACTGGGAACTTGTCGCTCGGGCCTGTGCCCCGGCGTGGCAGGAACGTCCTCGCATCGTCCGCACCGACGAGGGCACCGAAGAGGAACAGGTCAAGTACCGCCTGAAGGATTTGGCTGGCGTGGCGTCCGTGTCACGTGTCGGCTTCGACATCCTGAACACGGCACTGGACCAGTCCAAGACCGACGAGGACTTCTGGAGCGCTGTGGCCTCCATGGTCTCCAAGCTCGGCGTCATCGACTGGGAGAAGCGGCCCGGTAACCCATGGACCGCTGCCGGGGCTGGTTTCGCAGGAATGACCGGACTGTACAAGATGCTCTACGAACTGGTGTACTTGGACAAGTCGCCCGGTGTCTCTGCCGAAGACGAGTGACCCGGTAGGGAAAGCCCCGGTCCCCCCCAAAAGGGCCGGGGTTTTCCTTGGGCAAAGAAGAGGCCCACCCGGCTCCAATTGGGGGACTAGTAACCGGATGGACCCCTTCAAACGGAGGGTTCCGATGCCCTCCTACCGCAACAAAGCCGTTCGCTCCTGTGTTGGTGATAAGATTCTAGCAAGAGGTGAGTCACCTCACAAGAGGTACGCAAAAGTGATAGGAGGCTGACAAATGGCAAGGCGTCAGGTAGTGCACAGCACATGCGACAGGTGCCACAAGGAAGTAACCACCCCGTTCGTCCAGAACAGACGGGGAGAAGAGTTTGAGGTTCCGGACGGCTGGATACACATCGCGGCCAACGGCAAGAGTACTACCCTCTTCGAGATGGACCTCTGCGACGACTGCAAGGGCATCGTAATCGAGGCGGCAGGGATGGCAGACAGGACACGCTCCTAGAGGGAGGAAGGCCCCCACAAGATAACCGGGCAAGGGTTGAGTGGGGGTCTTCCTGTGTGTAAGCTTACGCTATCACTGCCGGGCATGGGAGGGGTTGAGTTATGTACCAGCGTGTGGTACGATATGAGTGTGACAGCTGTCACAAGATCGTGGAAGAGCCTACGGACACCGGCTTCAAATGGCGGGGCAGGGTTCCCAAGGACTGGCTGCATGTGGATGGCTTCACGAACAGCCACAGCGTATTTAAGCTGGACCTCTGCGAGGACTGTAAGAAGGAAGTACTGGAGTTCACTCAAACCGACAACGTAGAAGGAGGATAACATGTTTGTTGTAGCACGTGTCAAGGCTGACCGGATACATGAAGTGCAGGCTTACCTGTACAGCGGCCAGAAGATTATCTCTGAGCCGGTGCTGAACGGATACGGTTCAGCCATGGTCATCGTGGAGTCCGCGCATGGGATGGCGGGCAGGATGCTGGCTGACCGGCTGGCATCGGGTCTCATGGGAGCCAGCCAGTTCCAGACCCGCGAAGAGGCTGACGCCTACGTACGGTCGGAAATGTGAGCCTAGTCGATGCCTAGTATCCTACGCCTCTTCTTGACATGGTACCAGCGTACCTTGTACCACTTCGCTGTGTGGAGGCCACTGCCTCCGCTAGGCCAGATGTATCGGTACCAGTGTTGTCCACACCTGTCGCAGCACACAATACTTCCGCTGGGTGCCGCCAGACCGCTGATCTCGCGGGTGTAGTAGAGGTCTTTTTTAGGACGGCATTCGTGCCCCCTGAGACCGGCCTTGCTGTCCGGTGCCGGGGTGTAGACCGTCTCGTATCCGTTCATCGTGTGTACTTCCTCAGCTTGAAGTGGTACCAGCGGACCTTCGACCATTGAAGATGGTACTCCTTGGGGTCTAGGTAGGTGCCCTTGCCGGTTGCAAACACCATGCACCACCAGAAGATGCCGCAGTCATTGCACTCGATGATCGAGCGGTTCTTGTATTCAGGCTTATGGCCACCTACATAGTTCGTGGGACGGCAGTAGTGCGGCGGAATCGGGTCCTCCGGGACATGAACTGTCCTGTAGCGTTCGTTCATCGGTGCAGGTTCCTTTTGTACTTGAAGTGGTACCACCTGAGAGGAATCCACTTGTTTTCGTAAGCCCTGTGCAAGTACGTTATGGCAACCCACCTCTTTGCGCACTCTTCGCACTCCACGATGGTCTTCCACCAGATTTTTCTACGTTCGTCGTCACGGTTGACCGTGAGGTCCGGAAGATCACACTTGTGTACCTGCTTCACATGTTCCTTCGGATCATATAGGACTACATACTTAGGCATTACGTCCTTTCCTTGTCGCTACGAAGTAGTGAAGCCGCATGTGGTACCACTTAACAGGCTTCCACTCGTTCTTCCGGTCATAGTCCTCGTGATTCCAGACAATGGCATACCACTTCTTGGCACACTGTTCGCACTCGATAACAGCCCGGTACTCGAACTCTCCGCCACTGTTTCCGGATATTGTCGGCAAATCGCACTTGTGGCGTGCCTTTTCCTCCGCCTTGGGGTTGTAGAGTACCACGTAGTTCTTGTTATTTTCCAACGATTGCCCTCCGAATCCTGTAGTGGTACCAGCGCACCGGCTTCCAGATAAGACCCTCATAAATTGACGAGTTCGTCACGAACCAGTGCCTGCCACATTCTTTGCAGCACACTACCCGCCCCTCCGGGGTGGAACCAGCGCCTCTCCATCCTTTGTCGAAGCAACGGTGCTTTTCAAAGACCTCCTTGCGCTGTACTACGATCTCGAAGTTCTCTGACATACTACGCATGCCCATTGGTGTCCCCTGCCTCAACTACGGATAGACCGTAGGAAATTGCGTTGTTCATGACCTCCATGATATGCGAGAAGTCAACGTCTGTCAACTCGCAGAAAAACTCTACAGTGTCAATCCCGCCAGCAGACATGGGCGCACGCAGAGACATCGCGAAAAGCTGCATCTCCATCGCCAATCCTGCGGCTCCGTGCCCGCCGTCTTCGATGCCAAGCGATTCACGCCACTTTTCGGCCTCTTCACGCACGATGGAGCGGGCAATCTCGATAGCCTTCAGGTGCCGGTCCCATTCTTCCTGTTCATTTTCCATGTATTTCCCTTCCTTATTCATACTACAAGTCTACCCTGACCTGACCAAAAGTCAAATCAGGGCAGACGCTAGTCGTCCTCGTACTCGGACCAGTCAATATCCATCTCGGAGTCGTCTACTGAACACCAATGGTCATACCACGCCTGACAGTCAGGACAAAGGTCATCGGTGGCTCCGGAAAGAAGGTCATCAAAGCATCGGTTTTCGTCACACTGCTGCGGGATTTCATTCGTCATACGCATCCCATTCTTTGCGTAGTGTCCGGTACATTACTGCACGGTAAGAGGAATTATGGCGACGGGATTTCTCAATAGCCTCGCTCATATTCTCTACTCCCAGCCATTGTGCCCCACTCTTATGGTAGTAATACCACTGGGTGGTGACATCTTCCACGTCCCAGTCGCTTTCGCCCCAGTCTGCGCCGTCCAGCTTTCCGGATTCGTCCTTCTCCGGGGCGACAGGCGTAAACTTCTTCGCCCGCTCGATCTCGAATTCACGCAAAGTCATCTCGGTCTCGACCTTGTATACCGCCCCGCTTTGTAGGACAATCGTCAGGCCTCGCCCGTACGGCTGTGGCTCAGGGCCAATATAGATCATGGGCCGTTGATCGAACCTTCTGACAGCGGAAATCTCGTCCACGTTCAAAAGTACATTGTCCTCCGGATTCATACTCTCCACGAGGATCATTCGGTCTGCCGGTAGATTAGTGTCCTGCGTATTCATCTGGCTCCTTGTTCCACGACGTGCGTTCGGACCCTAGAACCTCCAGAATCGCCGCACGCCGGAAGTCATACGTACCCCAGAATCCCGGATGCATCAGTTCTTCGATCTTAGCCAGCTTCTCTTCTGCCGTCTTAGTGTTGCCGCTCATTCAGCTTTTCCAGTTCCCTTTCCAGTTTCACTTTGCGCTTTTGGTCTTTGTCCCACTTGCGCATGCTCCATTTACGTCGCAGCCACACTTCTCCGTCTTCGACCCACTTCATCAGAAGGATTACTGCCAGCCAGATAAACGGGCCAAAGATTACGCCTAGCCAGAATTCCATTATTTTGTCCTTGCTCTTTCCCTTGCTCCCAGTATCCAGCGTGCCGCTGTGTATCGGGATTCCTTTTGCAGCTTAGCTGCCAGTTCGCTCGGTGGCTTGGGGTCTTCATACTTGCGGCTATGTTTATCCCAGCCAAACTTTATCTGAAGACGCTTATATAGAGGTGCCCAAGCCCATCCGGCCCATGCAATGTTGTCATGGGTCGAGTACCACTTACGGGCACACTCCGGGCAAACAAAAGTCGAACCGAACGGTGTATACGACCTCGGTGTGGGGCAGTCGCAGTGACCCCATTCCTCGTCGCGTTTCGTCTCTCGTCTAAAGTACCACAGATCGTAGAAATAAGTAAACCCCTGTAGGACACTGCCGCCTACAAAAATCCAGAGTAAGAGGCCTACGATTACTTCGCCCACTCCTTCTCCTTCCACATATCGTCAAGCAGTTCGCAGTCTGCGGTACTCGCCCGCCCGTAGAAGTCAAAAAACTCCCCCGAGTAGATCAGTTCTTCACTCTTCCAGTCCGTGGACAATGATGTATTTCCATTCTTCTAGGCTAATGTCTGAATCTTTGAAAAGCTCTTCTTCTTCGATGGGGGTCAGCCGGTAGTCATCCCACTCCGTCGAACACACGACGCACAGGTCGTACAGACCATCCGAATATCCGGGGTCAGCGGGTCCGCCACATCTATAGCACTCTAGGTCCACTTAAAAACTCGCTGGAAAGATCGCCGTAACCTTCAACTGCACACCGAAACGCAGGCCATCCGGGGTCTCGCCGTACACCTCAATGGTATTATCGTCCGTAATCTCCGACTCGTTGAAGTCAAAGTCCGAGAATCCGCCGAGGAAGTCCAGTTCTTTGAGGATTTTTCGTGCGTCAGGATACTTCCGTTCGCGAAGCTGCTCAGGGGTCTTCAGGAGGCGGACATTGTCCTTCCGGGCTGCGACCCAGCTATCCTGTGTCGTGTACCCCGTATAGACTTCGGAGTAGTAGTCCGGGTCGTCGTTGAAGGGCGCGTAGTCATCCACGATGAATTTCTGTCCACTGTACCCCCGGTCGTCTAGCTCGGTGTCAGACTCGATGATCTCAACCAGTGACCCCATGGGGATGATGTTTTCTTCAGTCATTTCTTTGTCCTTCCTGTTAGGATAAACCAAAAGGTCACCCATTTATCCTTTTTTCGTCTCAATTTTTGCCAACCAGCGCCTCGATGGGGATATCAATGCCGCTTTTTGTGGCCTCGATCATCAGATCGCGAAGCTCTTCGTTCTGCTTTTGGAGCTTCGCGGCTCGGGCAGTCGCATATTCAAGCTCCGCAATGGCAGTAGCAAGGATCGAGTCGTCGGACTGCTTCAGCTTCTCCATCGCTTCGATCTGATCCACTAATGCTCGGATGAGGTCGCCATCACTGCTGAATTCAGCCCTGACACGCGCCTCATGTAGATTTACTGCCATTTTGTAGCCTTTCTTTACTTATGTTTCGTCTTTATCCCGCGTCGGGAGTGCACACTTAGGAAGATACTATCACTTTTCCTTCGATTCGTCAACCTCCTGAGCCGAAAGTAGCTCAGAAACCCACTTGATCTGGCTTTCAATCCCTGCAACCTGCCCCCTCAGGTGTTCAATGCCGTGGTTCAGGCCGTGGATGTACCCTGACTGGTAGGGGTCCTCGGTCTGGACATCCTTGAGGATGGCCTCATGATGCTCTTCAAGCTGGAGAATCCAGAGTCTGAGGTGGTTGTGGACACTGGAACTCGTTGAATGCAGCATTCGTAGGTAGTCCTGTGCTTTGTCATTGGTCATTTCTTGTGTTCCATTCCTCTTCGGTATGCTAGCTCGAAAATGTGGTAATAGCTGTCCGTGGGCCTGTCCACACCCTGTGGGTCGTAGCAGACTTCTGCTTGCCTACGGATGTCTCGGGTCAACGCGTCCTCTTTCTTCCGGAGCATGCGGTCAACCTTCTCGATGTTCGCGGCAAGCTCGCCAGCCTTCCAAGGAAGCTCAACGTCGCCTCTCTTTATAGTATACAGCAGCGACCACGCACCGTCAACCAACTCGTAGATTTCCATCTCGTCTCCGGTGTGTTCCCACTTCTTCTCCCGCTTGTCGAAACCGGTGGCGTACTCATTCCAGCCGTAGCCTCCGTGGCCCTCGTGGTAGAGTTGTTGTCCGGTGTATCCGTTGAAGTAGTTGTTCACCGCGCTCTTGGCGTGGTTCACCTGCTTGTGGATTTTGTCCATCGGGTGTCGAGATGGTATCCTGCTTAGAAACTGCTTGGTCGCAGCAATCGGCAGGGGCTTGGGGTAGAGATCATTCTCCTTCATTGTTTCCTTCCATAGGCTTGTTCATCCGTCCATCTTACCTGCCGCACACCCAACTTGTCAATGAGAGCATGTACGCCACTTGCAATCGTCGCTAGAGTCTGGTAAGATTAGTGAATGTGGAAATCGAAAACAAGACGCAAATGGGACGAGACAATCGTACCCGACAATTTCTCCGTGGTGCGGGTCGAAGAGTATAGGGACGATGGACGGCCCTATGGTTCGCACATAGAGCCACCTCTGTCATCCCTTGAGGGTGCGAACGATCTGGACAGGCTGCGCTGGAATGCGGCAGTAGTGAGTCATGACTCTGGCGTCAAGGTCAAAGTAGGCCCTGCAAAAGAGTGGGTCAACGGAAAACCGGTCACCGGGGTTTATGACATCTATACCAAGAATAGTACACTAGGCGCAGGAAATTTTAATTCCGCGTGGAGTGTACTCATAGGTATCTCGTTAGGTGCCGACGCTGCTAGAGAAGACCGTAAAGAACAGGAAACAAATGGCCATCAGCCCTAAGCAATTCGTAGCAACAACTGAGTTCCACCAGCATAACCTCAATGCCATGCTGGAGACGTATATTGACCTGCCGGAAGCCCCCGGTATTCTCGCAGTAATGCTATACCTCCAGCGTTCCATTGAGCTAGCCAAGACAGTAGACTCCGTAGAAGAAAAGGATAAAAAGTGAAGAACATCATTACAAACGTACAGGCAGGACTCGACTCCCTCTCCGATGTGGACAAGGAGGCCGTAAAGTTCAGCGGACGTATCCTCGCCCAGTCGGTTCTCTTCTCCCTTGTCAAGGTTACCGTGGTTCACGCCTATGGCCGTAAAATCGCCCCTAACGTCTTCAAAAGCTGGGGACGGACATTCGCCGTGGTCTCCCTCATTGAGGCCGCTACAGCCCGCTACAAGCTCTCTGAAGAGGACAAGAAGACCGTCGCAGACATCAAGGAACGACAGGTAGAGCAGAAGCTTGCCGAAATCCGGAAGTTCGGCGCATGAGTGCCCTCCCGCAGCTACCTCGGGTAGACAAGGACGAGAACTACGAGGAATACCGCGAGTATCTGGAGACTGACGGAGAACTTGACGTTGAGAAGGTCAAAGAACTTGCCGCTGAATACGAGTGGCTGCGTAAGAACTACGCTGCCATCCTCCAAGCAGACCTCCAGAACTCGTTTTCCAAGGTAGGCACACACGCCTCTTGGGTGGTGGCAGCTATCCTAGAGCAAGCACAAGCCGATCTGATGGACAATGTTGAAGAACTCATCGAGATTCTGGAGGGTGGCGGATACATGGACTGTACCCCTGCCGAAACTGTCAGTGAGTACTTCGGCTACGAAGAATGGAAGGAAGACAATGGGTAACCGCTCATTTAGCCGCCGACTTGGGGCCGAGAAGTACAAGGGTATCAAGCTCCGCCCCGCACAGTGGGAAGTGGAGACTGCTACTAAGATTATGGACCCTGACGGGTGGCGCAGTCCTCATACCAAGGACTATGCAACTCCCATAGACTACGACGAGTGGTCATGGCGGATGGCGATGTCCACCGTCCAGATGGGTTTGTCTTCGGACACCGATCTGCTTCCCGCTGAGGAACGCCTACAAAATGCTCTTAAGGCTATCGAAAAGCGGATCGAGTTCGAACAGATGATCTTGTCATCGATTGTACCAGATGGTGGAATAGTTGCCGAGAAGCAGCGCTCCTTCATCCAAGGCCTTGACATCGCATGGAGCCTTGTCAGCACCGCATCCCTCGGGAGACAGGCCCCCGGCACACAAAATTAACCCCTTAAATCCAGGCAATTTACATATTTGCGTGGTAGAATAGAAACACCCTATCAAAAGGATACACAAAATGGCTACACCTACAGAAATTGCTAACCTTATCGCTCAGGCATGGGAACTTGACCCGGAGGAAAACTTCTTCGAGTTCCTGTACGACGTGCTTCAGACCAATGAGACCCTGTTCTCATTGGGTGAAGTGTCCAATGACCAGATTCAGGAAGCACTGAACGCCTACATCGCGGCTGGGGGGAATACGGATGCAGGGGATACAGGCAGCGACCCTACAGGAGATTCGGGAAATCCGGAAGGGGATTCTACTAGCACACCATGACCACATGGTCGAGTCCTTTAGACTGAAGCACGAGAACGAACCCTACGAGTTTATCAACGACTGGCTCTCCATACAGGAGCAGACGGAGAAACTTATCACAGGCGGGGAAGCACTCTCGGGCTTGACAAAGAGGGCGTACAGGCGTACAAAGGATACATTAAAGGGCCAAGACTAGCCCACCTACTACCAAGAAATGACGAAGTTGCCTAAGAAGCAAAAACAGTACATCGACATCCGACTACACCTTGACAAGGAAGTGAAGGACTACGGAGATGGTGACGTGTATGAACACTTCACCATCGAAGGAGTAGAGCGCATCAAGTTCAAGGGTATCGAAGAGGACCAGCTTGACAGCCTCGCAGAGACCGTGGCGCAGAGTGACCACTACCAGATTTATCTGTTCGGTGCCGTAACCTCCGCCCTTGATACGGAGGGTGTCCATGAGCTTTGAGATCGTAAAGGGTGACCTTTTTCACCCTGTCTTCGAGTTTGACGGCATCTGTCAGGGAGTCAACACCCTTGGTGTCATGGGTGCCGGAATTGCTGTACCGTTCCGTGAGACATGGCCGTCGATGTATAATGAGTACAGGCGAAACTGCAAGAGGTTTGGTGCAGCCCTAGCCGGGTCACTCCATACGTGGCACGACCGGGAATCTGACCTGACCATCTACAACCTGTTCTCGCAGGTCGAACCGGGCCGGAATGGTGACTACATTCTGCTCCGCAGGGCAGCTGTACAGCTTGTCCTCGAAGCCGAATCGCGGAACCACGCACGTGTTGGACTGCCGTGGATTGGGTGCGGTATTGCTGGCCTCGCCAAGCACAACGTGGAGGAAATCCTGCATGAAGTGTTTGACGACTCCCCGGTACATTTCGTACTAGTGGAACAGTAGTCTACTCTTTTCAAGATTCTGCCGAGTAATCACATTACTTATTAACTTCATGTTAACCTCAGAAGCCGGTACCCAAGCAGGTACCGGCCTCTGTGCTGCCCATTTACTTTTTAGCACCCTATATTCTCATAAATGCTATACTGGTTTGACCGTCTAACAGAGGAAACCAACATGAGAAGCAACCTAAAGCGTGTTTTTGGGGATACTCGTAAGGTGATATCTACGCGTTGGGCTACTCGGGACCTGTACGTTCCCACTTGGGCAATAAACGCGGTTATCTATATAACTCTCATTCGGTCCTTCTCGTATGGTGTTGAACTATCCGTATTGGGCAATGCCGCTCCAGCTACTGCTTTGGCGTCTTACACAGCCGTCCTTGGCATCCATATCTGGGGTATACTAATTCTTATAGGCGTATTCGTACTGTTTATTGGTCTCTTGCTTCGGAACTCCATAACTATCACGATAGGTGTTCTCTTGTGCTTCGCTGTTTGGGCCTCATTTGGCCTCACACTGGGCTACGGAGCATTGATAGTGGGTACTGGCCTTAGGTTCGCTATAGCTGCATTGGCAACTGCCGCAACATGGGGAGTATTCTTTGGTCTCCAGCTAAAGACGCTCCGCAGAAATGGGGTGGAATCATAATGAAGTTCTACAGGTTCCTTTCATGGGTAATTATCGGCTTCACAGTCGTTGTTGCCCTGCTGGGTACAGCATCTGTGGCCACTGCGTCGGTAACCCCGACAACGTCCATTACACAGGTAGTCGTACCTACCCCGGTTCCTACACCTAATACGGCAAAGGACCCGTCTACTGTCGCACAGCCTAGCTCACCGGGAGTACTGGAGCAATTCGGTCCTCCGGGCGTCATCATCACTACTGTTTTGACAGGCGTCCTCATGATCATTAAATCAATCAATGAGGGTAAGAAGATTGACGTAACTACCTACAAGGAACGTGCCGCCGACGCAGAAGCACGGTCCAATGAGGAAATAGGCAAGGTCCACAAGAAACTGGGAGAGCTTGAAAGAAAGCTCGATGAAGTTATTGCAGACCGAGATGAATATAGAGACACACTGGAAGAGCGTAAGGCACACTTCACCCAACAAATTCTGGACATGGAACGTCGCCACCAGAGGGAACTCGAAGATATGCACTCTGCTCTAATGGTAGAAGTTCACACCCGCCACAAGCTCGAAAGAATCTTGGCGGAGAATGGGATATCGGTGCCACAAACACCGCCCCCATACACTCGGTCCATGAAGGAAGAAGTAACGGTCCAAGACCGTGTAGAAGCAACAGCTTCAACAGCTTCAATGAGGGTTATACGAGAATCCGAAGAGTCAAACTAAACATCCCTAAGGAGTAACCATGGATGCAGCACTACTTATTTTTCTAGGCCTTTTGGCCCCGTTTGTCACAGCGGCACTGAACCGTGTACGCTGGACAGCTAAAACCAAGCACCTCGTTGCGTTTGGTGTGTCCATTGTACTTGCCGTGTTCTGGCTGGTCGTCACAGGTGGCTTTGCCGCCTTCGACGTTACAGCTATTATCGCGGCAATGCCTGCAATTTACACTATCTCGCAGGCCGTGTACGCATTCTTTGTCAAGAATATTGCTTCCAAACTTGAAGCAGCCACCGACAAGAATGCTGTTGTCGTCTCACCGGCTGAAGAACCTGATAAGGTGATCGTGACATCCAACGACACCATCGAGGTTTCCAACGAGACCGGCGCACCCGCCAACGTAGAGACCACGGCTCCGGTCAAAATCGACACTGTCGAGAAGATCGAACCACGTGGCTAGTTCCAAGTAGCGCATAGGGGGTATCCGGAAGGGTGCCCCCTTTGTGTTTGACTTGACCTACAGGATCGGGTATACTTATAGGATGATGCGGATAAAAACCGAAGAGGGCGAATACAGGATTGACCGGTACCCTCCCGACACAACAAAAATCATCGTTGTCTCGCGTAGTCGTGAGGCCATACTGTCCATGGTCGATAGTATCGAACTTGCTGGCACGGCTGAAGACGAAGACTTTGACGACCTCTACATCTACTCACTCATGGATGACCAGATGCGTCTGTGGTATGAACTGGTCATCGACCGTAGTACCCTGAAGCTCTGGTTCAATTTTGAGGTTGAACACTACCAACACCTAGACGGGATTTTCGATGTTTAAAAAAGCTCTTGACTACCTTAGTGGACTGTCATGGTTCTTGATTCTGGCCTTTGCACTTACAGCGGTGTCCGTAGGCTACATGCTCTTCGGCTTGCTGGGATTTGCCTTCTACTGGCTTCTGCTGGCCCTATTCATGCTGGGTGTCTCGTTCCGCGAGCCACCTAAGGTTATTACCCGAACCGTACAGGGCGTGAAGGTTTCCACTAAGAAGTGAGAATACTGATTACTGGCTCCCGGACTTGGACAGATGTGTCCTGTATCATCGAAGCAATTACCGATGTAGTCCGGGAGTCCGGTGTCTCCAAGGAAGACACCGTGATCGTCCACGGAGCCTGTCCTCGCGGGGCAGACGCAATCGCAGAGGCACTGGCCCTCCAGTGGGGCGTTGCCGTGGAGCGGCACCCCGCTAACTGGAAGGAGCATGGCCGCAGGGCGGGCTTCGTCCGCAACGCAGAGATGGCCGAGCTTGGCGCTGACGTGTGCCTCGCTTTCAACCACAACAACTCAAACGGCACAAAGATGATGGCCGACCTCACACAGAAGGCCGGAATCGAGACCAGAATCTTCAGACGCTGAGTTGACAAACAAAATCGGACCATGTAGACTCTTTACATGATCACATACAAGGCAAAGACAAGCAACGGAGAGATCATCAAGTCCGCTCTCTCCCCATTCACCTTCCCAGCAGGGGAAGCGCACACAAAGCGCGAAGAGCGCCGTCAACTGGAGCCTACCGAAATCGCGATCCTCCAGTTCACTCCGGAGTCGATCCACAACGACCTGTTCCAGCTTGCCATGTGGAACGACACGGTCAGGCAGGAAGACCCCAAGATCAAGCGGGTGGCGATCATCCCTTACTTCCCCGGTGCACGTGCAGACCGTGGTGCCCCTTTCGGCGCTGATGTCTACGTGGAGTTCATTTACAGCCTCTCGCTGGATCAGGTCATCACCTACGACCCCCACTCCGAGGTCTACGTCGAGCTTCTGGGGCATGATCCGGTTCTGGACGTGACTCCGGTCTACCCGCATGAGCTTCTGGGCACCATGACAGCGCAGATTACCATGCCCAACGTCTACGATGGTATCATTGCCCCCGACAAGGGCGCAAAGGTGCGTTCAGGCGCTGTGGCCCGTGAATTGGGCCTACCCCTCTACACGGCCACCAAGACTCGCGACTTCGAGACAGGTAAGCTCAACGGCTTCGGCATGGAGCAGACTCTCCCCAACGACGGCCATTACCTCATCGTGGATGACATCTGCGACGGTGGTGGCACCTTTGTCGGACTGGCTAACCACCTTCAGGAAACTACTGAGAACATCCGACTTGACTTGTACGTTTCCCATGGTGTATTCTCTAAGAATGCTTTGGAAAACCTCGAAAGTGCGTTCTCCAAAGTCTTCACCACAGATTCCTATGACCCGCAGCGGAATCTGACAACCCGAGTCTCCGAATTCCAAGATGACTCTACATGCTTCCACCGGATTGACATCATCCGGCCCCTACTTCAGAAAGTGAACTAATCATGTTTCTTCTTAACCCGCTTCTGGCAACTGACTCCTACAAGCTCTCCCACTTCATGATGTACCCGGAGGGCCTCAAGCACGTCGAGTCCAACTACACCAACCGCAAGTCCCGCGTCGAGGGTATCAACCACGTCGTCCAGTTCGGCCTTCAGGCATGGCTCACGGACTTCACCGAATCCTTCAATCGCTTCTTCTGGGCACCCAAGGCCGAGGTCATCAACGAGTACAAGAACAACACCTCCACCTTCGTCAACCCCGGTTTCACCCTCGATCACGTCGAAGCTCTGCACGATTTGGGCTACGTTCCGCTCCAGTTCTCTGCGGCCCCGGAAGGCTCCCTCGTTCCCATCGGCGTCCCCTCCATCCTGATCAAGTCCACCCACGAGGACTTCGCATGGCTGGTGAACTACGTCGAGTCCGACCTCTCCGCAGGCATCTGGCACCCGTCCACGGTTGCCACCCTTGCGTGGAAGCTCCGCCGTACTTTCCAAGAGGCTGCACGTGCTACCGGTGGCAGCGAAGAGGGAATCGATTTTCAGGTCCACGACTTCTCCTACCGTGGTCAGGTCAACCGCGAGGCCGCAATGGCTTCCGGTGCCGCTCACCTTCTCTCCTTCAAGGGTTCTGATGCCGTTCCGGCTGTGCCGTGGGTGAATTACTACTACCCCGGTGAGGACAATGGCCTCATTGCGGCTTCTGTGCCCGCTACGGAACACTCTGTCATGTGCGTCGGCGGTCAGGAAGACGAGATCGAGACCTTCCGTCGCCTGCTCAAGCAGTTCCCGACCGGCATTCTGTCCGTCGTCTCCGACACGTGGGACTTCTTCAAGGTTCTCACCGAGTACCTGCCGCTCCTGAAGGACGAGATCATGGCCCGCGACGGTAAGCTCGTCATCCGTCCGGACTCCGGTGATCCCGCCGACATCATCTGCGGTACCTCCCGCCTCAGCGCTGACACCGATCTTGCCGGTGTTGAGACACTGACTCCGGAGCAGAAGGGTGCTATCGAACTGCTGGCCGAGACCTTCGGCTACACCGTAAACGAGGCAGGCTTCAAGGAACTCGACCCGCACATCGGCCTGATCTACGGTGACGGCATGTTCGAGGCACGCATCGAGGACATCAACCTTCGGCTGGCCCGCAAGGGCTACGCCTCCACCAACTGGGTGGCGGGCATCGGTTCCTACAGCTACCAGATGGTCACCCGAGACACCTTCGGCTCCGCTGTCAAGGCTACGTTCGCAGTCGTCAACGATGAAGAGCGTAACATCCAGAAGAACCCGAAGACCGATGACGGCACCAAGAAGTCCGCAACGGGCCGACTGGCTGTCAGCTACATGGCGAACGGCAACCTCTACCTGATTCAGGGAGCCACGGATGAGCAGATCGCGAACTCCGTCCTCCAGCCTGTGTGGGAAGACGGTAAGTTTGTCAAGACGTACACCTTCGCGCAGGCTCGCGAGAACCTGAAGCGCACCACCGGAATCCTCGAAAGGAACGGCAGTATCTGATGGAATGGCTCAAGGTCAAGCTTTACGGCAAAGTCCGGGCGTATAACAACGTCTACTACAAATCCAAAGCACCGACCCCCAAGAAGGGCTGGCTCCGTAAGTCAGACCTTATGCTGGGAGACCTGTGGTTCAGCACGTCGGACGTTCCGCCCACAGCACATGTGTGGTCAGATGGACGCTGGAAGAGACTGGGGATCGACTAATGGCAGAACTATGGCTTGACAGCTTTCCACCACGCAGGAAAGAATCGTGGTGGCGCAGGGTCTTTGTACTCAGACCCGGAGATGTATGGGAGCAACGAGTCAATGAGTGGGGAGTGTGGGACGACGAGCCACTACGTCGCTGGATATGGGACGGTAAAAAGTGGGATGAACTCTATACCGACTAGTTAACGCTGCTCAACTAGGTGGTATAATAGGAAAATGAATAATCCTACCACACCACCTAGCACAGGACTGCCCTCGCTGTCTGCTGCCACCGTAGAGACCCTAAAAAGCCTACGAGCAACAGACGCGAGGGCTTTCCTGCAATATGTCCGATCTCTTCGAGCCAATAATTGGCCCCACAGAGCCATTGCAGAGGCCCTAGGAGTCTCCAGAACTGCCTCCCTGAACTGGGAGAGGGCCGCGTCAGTTTCAGACCCTCTCGTGCCCACTGAGCGCTTCCCTGAGGTCCCGCCCAAGCGTGCCCACACCCCGAGACACAAGTACACCTTCACAGACAAGCAGATTAAAGAGCTTAGGCATCTCGCCCACGAGGCTTCCAAGGTGCGGAGGTTTACCGATTCGGGTGCTGACTCACGTAAAGCCGCCACTAAGCTTGAGAATCTGCTGCAACACTATGCTAAGGCTGGCGCGTCACTGGGCCAGCTAGCCGCACATTGTGAGGTATCTCGCTCATCTATCGCCCAAAGACTCAGGAAGTACCAGAATTGAACACAGCACTAGACTTTGCCCCATCCACTAAGTACATCAAACTTGATTTATTTCCTGCCAGCGTGTATACTGGTAGTATTGGTGCGACGGACAATGAGCGAATCTTCTCTGAAGTCCGAGCTATCGTGACTAATGACTACATCTACTTCGTTGCGGTGGGTCCTGAAGGCCCATATTTTGCACTCAAAGAAGAATTGGTCCAATATGACCTAAATTCCACCGGCACCTCGCTGGCGACCGGAATTGACGGGACATACATCATCGAAAGAGACGGCAACTGCGGGTGCGGAACCCGTCTACGGGGTATGCGTCTGCTCCCCGGTGTGCCAATCACGGCAAGAATCGTAACACTAGAGTAAAGGTAAAGATCATGCACTCAAGAATCCCTGATTACCAGAGTTTGGTACAAGGCTCTGTACATCTACCCGGTCACGACACACAGTTTGGATGTGTCTGGTGCGTCAGGGACGACAAAATAGACGGCCCCGCGAAAAACGGAGTCATCTATATGTACGCGGGAACAACTACTTGTGCCGCCCATTTGAAATCTATACTAGAACAGCAGGCAATAAATGTCACTACTCAACCTACTAGTTGATACCGCAGCCGTCTATCGGCTGACTAAACTTGTAATTGAAGATGAAATCCTAGCGGACATCCGGGAAAAGGTGTGGGAGAAGTACCCACCGGAGACTACCAAGATTGGGTACCTTACAACTTGTCCGTGGTGTGTATCAATTTGGATGGCTGGGCTGGTATTCGCATTACGCAAGCTAAACCCAGAACTTGCCACCTACATCTCGTCCGCACTGGCTGCATCAGCCGCTACCGGAATCGCCTACACCCGAGGCCTCTAGCTAGCATGGTAGAATTAGACTCATACCATTTTATATTTCCGGAGATGTCATGCCCAATATTTTCCAAAGAGCTACTGTCGAGGAACCAAATGACAGAAGACAAGCTCTCCCCGCAAATACTCCGAGACCAATCACAGCATCTGCTGTTCGAATCAATCTCAAAGAAAAGAAAGAAGTCGAAGCTGTCGCCCTTAGGCGGCTAGTAGACAAGTGGCAGGAAGAGGCGTGGGATTACTACGACTACATTCCTGAGGTAGCATCCTCAGCAAACCTTGTTGCCAATGTTCTTTCCAGAATTAACCTTTACGTTGGCTTTGTCTCCGACACGTCACAGGCCCCTTCCGACATTTCTAAGGTCGAAGGACTGGACCCTGACCTCGTTGAAGCTTCCAAGGACATCCTGTACCTGCTTGAGTCAGGTAACGGAGGCACGTCCGGTGTACTTCGTGACGCTGCGCTCAACTTCTTTATCGCTGGTGAGTGCTACCTTGTGCGCGAGCCTGCCCGTTTCTCCAACGGCATGCAGGAGAAGTACCAGATTCGGTCCATCAATGAGATCGTTACAGTCGAATACAACCGTAAGCTCACTGTGGCAATCAAGCCACGTCGAGATTCCAAGCCTGAGGACTTCATCAAGATTCCGGCCAACGGCGGATACTGCGCACGTATGTGGAAGTCTCACCCTCGGTATGGGGACGAAGCAGACTCATCGCTGCGTCCGTTGCTTGAAACCTGTGATTCCCTGCTTCTACTTGAGCGTACCATAAACGCTCAGGCAAAGGCAATGCTTCCTGCCGGTATTTTGTTCATTCCGGATGGCCTATCTAATGGCTACCAGTCTGATGGGGACCTAGAGCCAGAGTTTGACGAGAACGGCGACGAGATCGCCCCACTCTCCGATGACGAGTCTGAGTCCTTTGAAGAGGCCCTACAGCGTGCGCTCATGTCTCCTTTGACAGATGAAGCCAACGGTGGTAGTGTTGTACCGTTGATCCTTCGCGGCGCTCCTGAGCTAGGCGAAAAGATCAAGCACATCAACTTGTCCCGTCCGTTCGACCCGTCCCACAACAACATGGCTCAGGCTAAGCTTGACCGTATCCTCGGTGGTCTGGATATTCCGAAGGATGTTGCCGCTGGTTTCGCCAGTGTCAAGTACTCCAACGCTATCCTCATCGAAGAGCAGTTGTTCAAGGCGCACATCGAACCGCTGATCCTGTCCATCTCGGACATGCTGACCACAGCATTCCTGCGTCAGGCTCTGCGTGCACAGGACCGCTTTGACGAGAAGGACATCAACAAGGTTGTCGTATGGTATGATCCGTCTGCCATCACAGCCAAGCCTTCTCGCGCAGAGGCCGCTACCACCGGTTACGAAATCGGTGCAGTGTCTCTGGACGCATGGCGACGTGCAAACGGGTTCTCTTCTACAGATGCACCTACCGAGCTTGAGCGTCTACAGCGCTTCGGCATGGAGAAGGGTATGCTTAACGAGGCTACAACCGAAATGGTTATCAACTCTCTCATTCCAGAAGAAATGCAGCAGAAGCTCCGACAGAGCCAGCTTGCAAACTCCGATCCGGGTGCTGTGGAAGCACTCGGAAGCGCACTTGGAGATGAAGAAATGCAACCGGTGGAACCTTCACCAACACCAGCAGCGGATTCCCCTACTCCGGTAGAGGCTCCGCCTAACACACTATTGGAGCCATAGGATTGATGGGAAATATTAAAACAGAAACAAAGGAGTCCTAGATGGCTTGGGGTAAGAATCAAAACTGGAAGTGGCAGCTTCGCGACAGCAAGGGCCGCTGGATTGAGATGGGCCGTGGAGTAAAATGGTACTCCCCGTCATTGGGCCGCGAGGTCTCCGGAACGGTGGTCGGGCAGAAGGGTAAGAACGCAATTGTCAATCTTACCTCCGAGCCTGCCAACGCGAAAACCGGTAAGCCACAGCAGGTATCCGTTAAGGGTAGTGACATTGAGGTCATTGCTAACAAGGCTACCCTGAACCCGACAGCCGATAAGGCCATTAGTGCCACCGATGCGATGCTGAAGCAGGGCCAGCGCACCGCTGGTCCTAAGGCCACGGTGCCTGTTGTGAACAAGGTGGAAGCTCCTGCTGCCAAGAAGTACAACGACGCAGGCCTTACTCCTGACGAGCAGAAGGCTGTTGACTTCCAAGAGAAGAAGGCTAAGCAGGCCGCAGACAAGGGAGACCTTGACGCAGCAGAGCGCTATGAAGCTGCCGCTGCCAAGACCCGTAAGATCGGTGAAGAGCGAATCAAGAACGGCGAAGGCGACACTCCTGCTGAGGATACACCTGACGCTGAGGCACCACAGGCACCTGCCAAGTCCTCCACTAAGGCACCTACACGTAACGCTGATATCGAGCGCGATCTGGGTCTTCTGGAGCAGGAAGCCGAAGACATCAACAACCTTACGGATGAAGATGAGAAGGCGTCTGCCCTTGAAGCAGCACAGTACGACCTAGTCAACGACGCTGGTGACGATGTCACCATGCGCCTAGCCGAGGGGTCTGATGAAGGCAGCTACGATGTGGCTGTTGAGGACGCAAGCGGCAAGGAACTGGGTCGCGTACCTATGTCGGAGAGCGCTGGCGAGCGTGTCGATACGGCTAAGGCTGTTCGTGAGCTTGCCAATGGGCGTACCCCTGCCAAGGCCAGCATCAACAACGAACCCGCAGATGAGCCTGCAAAGGCTCCGGAAGCGGAGGCACCGAAAGCTCCCGAGGCCAACGTGTCGCTGGACGCCCTTGAGAAGCAGGCCAAGGCGGACGGGGACACTGTCCTCTACCACGGCGGTCTGCCTGAGGGTACGACCCTCGATGGCATCGACCTCAACCGCAACGGAACCCAGCAGAACAAGCGTGGGAACTCCTTCGGAGGCTTCTACCTCACTGACGAGTCCTCCAAGGGCTGGTCTGAGAAGTACGCCAAGGAGCGTAACGGCGTCATGCATGGCTTCGCCATCGACAAGAACGCCCGAATCGATGACCGTGGAAGCGCACAGATCGACCGCCTCTCCGCAGAGGACCGTGCCAAAGCTGCCGAGACCTCCGATATCATCAAGGGTAAAGACCTTCTCGGGCGTACCCAGTATGTCATCCTCAACAAGGATGTCGTCAATGGTGTTGGTGAAACCAACATCAAGGAGGACAAGGCTCCCGAGGTAACCCCTGAAGCCCCTAAGGCGGCACCAGAGGCTCCCGAGGCGGCTCCTGAGGCCTCAGCACTGCCTGAGTTTGAAGCGGGCACCTACGATCTGCCGTGGAATTCGTTCAAGACGGCTGATAAGATCAAGAAGGGTGACCGTGTCCTTACGCAGGAACACCCAAACAAGCCGGGTTCAGGCGAACAGGTCCCTGTTCACCCTACGGACACTCTTGTTGCTAAGGGTACAACTGCCAAGCTTTCCGGTAAGACCGCTGAGGTCGTCGGCGTCCAGCCCATCATGGGCCAGAACAAGACATCCATGGGCAAGGTCGTCGGTAACAAGGTGGACCTGAAGCACGCTGACGGTACTGTGTCCAGCCATGAGCTTTACGCCAACCGTGGAGGCAACAACTCCAAGGGCGGCGTCATCATGGATGACCAGAACTTCCGCGACTCCATTGCCAAGCAGGAGAACGGGGATAGCACCCCGCAGGCAGAAGCCACACCAGCCCCTCAGAACGCCCCGGAACAGGCCCCAGCACCTGAGGCCCCTAAGCCTGCCGCTGTAGCCCCAGAGGATGCTCTGAAGGCCGCAGGAGTGGAACGTACCGAACCTGTCACCCTTCCGGGTGAGAAGTTCCCGCCCACCCGTCAGCAGCAGGACATTATCGATGCCGTGCTGGCCGGTAAGAACACCGCCGTACAGGCTAAGGCCGGTACCGGTAAGACCACCACACTCGAAGCTCTGGCTAAGCGTGTAGGTCTTCAGGACCCGAACAAGAAGATTGCCTACATCGCGTTCAACAAGACTGTCCAGCTTGAGGCCGAAGGCCGCATGCCGGGTAACGTTGAGGCGCGTACTGGTCACTCCATTGCGTTCAACTGGGCGTCCAAGGCAATGCAGGACCGCTCCAACGATCCTAGCCCTGTCCGTAGAGCAGATGAAATTGCAGCCTACCTTGGGATCAAGGAGACTGTCCGTACCAATGGTGAAAGCCCTCTTTCGCCTAAGGAACAGGCAATGGCTGCTACCCGTACCGTGGACACCTACTCTAACAGTGCGGATGACACGATTCAGGCGTCACACCTGCCGCAGAACGTACAGGACCTTGGTCCAGAAGCTCAGAAGGCAGTACTTGACGCAGCCAACAAAATCTGGGAGGATGTACAGAAGCCGCAAGGCGGAATGAAGTTCACCCTTGACCACATGCGCAAGCTGTGGGCACTGTCCCGCCCTGACTTCTCCAAGCCGGGTTCTGGCCTGAAGCGTCCTTCACAACTTATCTTCATGGATGAGTCTCAGGATACCCCTCCTGTTCTTGCCCGCGTTATGGATGAGCAGACTGTCCAGAAGGTTGTTGTTGGTGACTCGGACCAGAACATCTACTCATCCTTCACCGGCTCCATCGACTACATGTCGCAGACTCAGAAGGATGTCGAGCTTCCACTAACCAAGTCATGGCGATTTGGACCTGAAGTTGCGGATGTCGGCAACCGATTCCTTCAGCTTGTAGGTTCTGAGGGCCGCGTCGAAGGTGGTGGCAAGTCTGCCATCGTTCAGGACATGCAGGATGCAGATGCCATCCTCGTCCGCTCCAACGGCGGCATGATCGAAGAGGCCTTCAACGAAATGGAGAAGGGCCGTACAGTTGGTGTGCCTAAGGGTACGAAGGCTGACCTGAAGTCCATGGTCAATTCTGCTGCTTTCCTCATGGGTAAGGGCGATGCTCCGACACGTATGCACGACGACCTCGCTGCGTACCGTAACTGGGACGAGGTCATCGCTGAAGCCGAGAAGGGTGACGCGACTGCGAAGAAAATTTCCGGTCTTGTTGCTCGAAACGGTATCGGCGGTCTGCGCTCTATCATCAACGATCTTGTTGAGACCGGTGGAGAGGCCATGGTCGGTGTTACCTACAATGACATGCCCCATGGTAGGGTTGCTGAAGGTAAGACATTTGAGAATTGGAAGCACCTCCAGCAGGCAGGCTTCAAGCTTCTCCCTATTCCGGGCGCTCCGCCTATGAAGTCGGGCAAGAACAAGGGCCAGCCGCGTAAGGGTTGGACTGCCGTTGGTACTCCTGAGCAGCGTGACGAGATGGTTAAGCTCGCTAACAGTGTTGCCGATGGTTCTGCTGTTGACGTTACCATTGCGACAGCCCACAAGTCCAAGGGACTTGAGTGGGACAAGGTCAAGATTGGTAGCGACTTCCGTGGCCCGTCTGTTAATGAGGCTACCGGCGAAACAGAGATGCCGAATCCGGAAGAACTCCGACTTGCATATGTGGCTACCACACGTGCGAAGAAGGAACTCGACCCCGGTTCTCTTGGCTACGTCTTCGAGTACACTGACGAAAACGGTGGTATCCCAGAGAAGAAAGCTGCTGACACCGAAGAGGTAAACAACGATCCTGAAGAGGATCGCGGTACACCTACTTCTACTGTAGCAGACGAAGAGAACTCTGACACTACCACCGATGAAGATCAGCCTACCGAAGAGCCTGCCGATGTTCCGGAAGAGGCACCTGCACCACAGGAAGCTGACCCTACCGATGGTAGCCAGCCTTCCGACTGGGAAGATGCGGCTCCGCAGGACAGCCCGCAGGATGCTCCAGCACCGGAACAGGTACCGACCCCTGAGCAAGCACCACAGGACCAGCCTGCTGATCCTACGGCTCCGGAACCTGCACCGGCTCCAGAAGAGGCCCCTACGGCCCCTGAGGCACCTCAGGACGCTCCAGCACCTGAGGCACCTACCTCAGAGCCACAGGACGTCCCTGAAGGCTCTAAGGAGACTACAGACGGTACTCCGGTAGCTAACGAGGAAACTGTCCCAGAGGCAGATCGTGAGCCTGACCCAGAACCGCAGGATACTGTGCCTGACCCGGAAGCTGTGCCAGCACCGCAGGAGCTACCAAAGAAAGAAGCTCCTAAGCCAGAAGCAGCACCGGCACCTGAGGAAGAGGTGGCTCCTGCCCCTGAAGAAGCCCCTAAGGGTGGAACAGCGGCTCGACAGCCAGACTCTAAGCCTCTACACCCTGTAAAGGCGAAGGCAGCGAACTACCCTGACGGTACAATCATTCGAGACACCCAAACAGGTGAAGCGATTGAGAAGACTAACGGTAATTGGCACGTAGCGGGTAAGCCAGATACAGCGGCTGATCCTAACGACATTGCCAGCCCGTACGTGTACGATATGCCTAAGCAGGCTGACGATTCCTTCGCTCCATTTGAAGGTATTGACTCTGTCGGACCCGGTGATATACTTGTTACCCGTAAGGGCACACAGGTTGCGGTCGTTGGTAAGCGTGACGGCAAGCTCGTAGTGGCTCCACACAACCAGACTCCGGAATGGCGCAAGTCCCGTCCGTCGCTGGCTACTATCCCTGCTGAAACAGTCAAGGGTGTCAACAAGTTTGACGCTGCTCCTGCTTCTTCCGGAGGCCAGTCTACTGGCGGTGGCGCTCCTGCCGAACGTAAGCGTACACCGTTCTCATCCAACCGTGGTAACAGCAATGTCACCATCACAGATGTGGGCGGAAACGTCATCAAGGTTGGCGACACTGTCCGTACCGATATGGGTACGGGTAAGATTGTCCGTGTTCGTCCTTCTGACGGTCCTAGCGGTTCTGCATTCGTGGAGTTCCCAGACGGTACCATCAAGAGCTTCCGTTCGAACAAGATGCGAAACACTGCACACGCTGAGCCGCAGGCCACTGGTGGAGATGATCCATCCAAGATGGAGATCGGTACCATGGGCGAGGCTGGAGACGGTCGAGCATTCATGGTCGGTAAGGGTAACAAGCCTATCTTCAAGGGAGACGTAGTCGAACTTGCAGATGGTACCACAGGTAAGATTTCTGGTTTTGCGAAGGGCGTTCAGTCTGTCAACATCCGTGTTGAGGGGCGTGCGAGCGACCTGCGTAAGAAGGCATCTGTTGTGGACGTTCCGGGCTATACTGCTCCGGACTCCGCTCCACAGGATACCACGCCTGAGGCACCGGCACCAGAGGCTACTCCGGAACCCTCTGCACCGGAGGCACCTGCTACTCCTGAAGAACCGGCCACACCTGAGGAACCGACGCCTGCCGTGATCAACGACCCTGAGGAATCCCCTGAGGATCGCAAACAGCGTATCGCCTCGGACATCTCTAGGGCCAAGGACCCAGCGTTCCTGACCAATTGGTGGGACACCGTCATGAAGGATGACCTGAACGAGCCTGACATCTACGAAATCTCCCCGGAAATGCAGTGGAAGATGGAAGAGATGTTCGCAGGAAACTTCTCTCGTGACGAGAGCGCCCTTCAGGCGGCTCGTGGTTGGGCAATCGCCGCTTGGGCAGCTTCTAAGGATGACAGCCGTACCCCTGAACAGCAGGCTAAGATGAAGGACCTTCAGGCCCGAATCACTCAGTTTGTTCAGACACAGCAGAAGGCTATGGAAGATGCCGCAGCCGAGCAGGCCCGTCAGGGCAGGTCGGTAGTCCGTAAACCTGACCGCCAGACTCCGGATGAGAATATGTCACTGAAGAGTGACCGCGCTCTCAAGCCTCAGCCTGCACTCAAGGGTGCAGAACTGGAAGCCTACTCCGGTATCGAAGCAGGTAACTGGTCTGGTGATCTGTTCGGTGCCAAGTCTATCTTGAATGTCAATTCAGAGGCTGGCAAGGCGCTGGGCAACACCCACGTCGTAAAGAACAGCAATGGTAACACCTTCAGGGAGGGTACTAAGGTTTACGACAAGACTGGTAAGTACATTGGTGTTGTGGTAGGTCTCCGTCGAGGCAATGGTGGTCAGTACGGTGTCAATGTCCGAAAGGGTGATGCTGATCCTCGCCGTATGATGACGGGTGGAAACGAGCAGGTTTACAACGTCGAGAGGCTCATTAGTGAACCTGCTCCGAGGGAATGGGGAAATCAACCTGATCTGACGTTCGGTGACTATGACACATACAGCGACATTAGCAACAAGATGGCTAAGGCTTATCCGGGAGTCCACTTCAATTTCCGTGACGATATCCCGATCCGTCGAGCCAAAGAGTACGCAGAAACTGTCTCTAAGATGTTGAACAAGTACCCTCAGCTTAGCGCAACACTGACCAGTGTTGAGTCTTCGCCTATCGCTCCGGGTATCCAAGCCTTCGCTTACGCGGCAACCACTAACCATCCGGGTCTTCGTGACACTAAGGTTGTTTTCAACGCCGAGGTAGGTAGCCGTATCAAGGGCCTCATGCAGAGAGGGAACGCGGACAAGTACTTCAACAACGTCCCGGAAGGCAGGGAGATGGAATACGTGATGACTCACGAATTCGGTCACGCCCTTGACTACATGACGGGCAACATCTCTGATAACGAAGTGTACGAGTTGATGAAGGAAATCGTTCCTCCTGAGGTACTGGGGGACAGGACGAAGCTTGGCAAGTACCTCTTCACCAACGGTATGGTCTCAGAGTACAGCACGGAGGGTAACACAGTCAACACTGTTGAACTGGTTGCAGAGTCCTTCGCGGACGTTGAGCTAAACGGTGCGGACGCTAAGCCAATCTCCAAGCTTGTCCACGCGGAACTTATGAAGCGTATCGATGAGATGAGCGGCGGGTCCGGGGTAATTCCGGGCTACAGCCCGACTCAAGCCCCAGAAGCGGTACCAGCCGCAGTATAGCTTGACAAAATAGTAGTGGGGCGGTAGAGTGAATCTATCGTCCCACTACTACCAACACTTTAGAAAGGCAAAAATGCTACTACCTGATACAACATGGGGCACTCTCCGTACCATTTTCTTGGCCGACGCGCAGAATGGTACCATTACATCTGACAACCTGATGCTACAGAAGCCGGAAATGTACGACGAGTCCTTCAACCATGAGGATGATGAATACGTATGGCCGGATCGAGCCGAGAAATTCCTTGCGGGGGGCGAAATCCCAGACGATGTCGATGCCGGGGAGCTTGACGAGTCCCCTGAGGCTATCACAGCCGCTGGAGAGCCACAGGAGGACCCTGAGGCCGAGGCTGAATGGGAGCCACCTTCCCCGCTGTACTTCACTGTAGCAGAAGACGGAACTGTCCTCGAACTGGTGAAGATGGAGGACGATGGACTCTTCATCCGTATCGAGTCGAAGTGGGTTGACATCTCCGATGAGGAAGAGTTCCCTACAGTCTACGAGCAGGACATGCACTTCGCAAATGACGAGTCGGTGGGGGCATGGGACGCCGAGCTTGAAGATAATGACAACCTGAAACTCGAAGACATCCAAGACTATCTAATCAAATAGCGGTTAACACGGAAGACCAGCCACCATGGTACAATAGTACAAACACACTAACTTTGTACTTATCCTGTGGCTGGTCTTCTCTGTGTCGCCACCAATACGGAAAAA